TCCTTATTTAGAGCTATTAAAAATAAACCATAAAATGGTTCTTTTAACATAAGCAATTTGGATTGCTTTGCTACTTCTTGATATACATCTGTCATAACCTTTTTTATTTAATATATGAAATTATTCCCTGAATGCCAAACTATCTAATTTAATTTCCATAAAATCTTTAGGATTAAATTCTTTTAAATATTGGTTTATATTTTGTTGTACAAAATCTTTTAAAATAGCTACATTTTCAGGATTGTTTTTATGTAATTTATATAAATTAGTACTAAAAGATCTCCAATCAGATTCAAAGTTAATATTTTTAGATTTAAAATACTTTATAGTACTTTTAAAACTATTATTTTGAGTAATACTTAATCCACTACCCCAAGCAAATTTCTTTTTATGTTTATTTAAAAATAAAGCTATAGTTAATGAATGTTTTTCAATATTAACATTTGAAAGCATTTCTAAAGCTAAATTAATATTATCTTGTGATTTACTTTCAAACATACCATCTAAAGTAGTTAAGTACTCTTCATCTAATTCAAAACCTTCTTGGTTAAGAGGAGCCATTAAATCTTCATCAAATATTACATTAACATGAGGATTTTTCAAAAGGTATTCTAAGTAAGAATAAAGTTCTATTAGATTTTTTTCTCTATAAAGATTTCTATAATAACCATCATAATTGTCTTTATCACTTAAAAAGTTAACTAATTTAGGTGTTAATTTACTTTTATTATTATCATTAACTAAAACAATATATGGAAGATCACTTTGAGACATACTGTAAGTTCTAGCATATCTAGTTATAAAATCATTATCTTGAGAAGTTTTAAATGTATAGATTTTAGTAGCTTTTAATTTATTATAAGCTAGCCCTGAACTAAACATTTTATCAAACTCTACTAAATGACTTTTGTGTATAACAATAGTATCAGACTGGTCAACTCTTGATGTTTTACTTACTTTATTTTCAATAAAAAAGTCTTTCATTTTATGTCTAGGCAAATTTGATAATTTACCTAAATATACTTTTTTACCTAAAGTAGTATCAACAGGTTTATTTAATAATTTAGTTACTAACCCATTTAAGTTTTTATATTCATTTTCTGTTAATAATAAAACATCAGTTGAGGCATATGAATTATGATATAAAATAACACTAGTATCTTTATCATATTGACTAGGAATATAAGGTTCGAAAGTATTTGCTTTAATTGCTCCCATATTATTTCATTATATATTGAACTAAATCTTTATTCATCATCATGGTTTTGAATTTACTTGGATTGTTATTGTAAATTGATCTAACCATATTGTAACAGATATCATTTGCAAATATTTTTTCATTCACAATTTTAGAAATTCTATCTACTACGGTTTTTTCTACTGGATTTTCTTTTGCAAATAAATCTAAGTAGTTAACAATTCTAGTTGATAAAGTTGATGCTAAGTCAGCTCTGTAACTATCATCTTTACCTACAATTGATTTCAATGTATTTAAAACATATTTTTCATCTTGTTCTATTACATGTTGTGGTGAAATCATTTTATCTAGTTTATTATTAATAAACATAGTAAACATAGAACTAAATTCTGGTCCAACTGAACCTTCACCTACCATCTGAATTAATGGTAATGAATCGTCAAAACTCTTAATTGAAGAAATTGAATTAAAGAACATTGAGACACTTCTACTGTTAACATCTTTAGTTACTAGTTCAGGATGCAGTAATAAGAAGTTAATACATCTACCATCAATTTGACTTTCTTCAGCCCATTTAGCCCAACATTCTGTATCAAATTTTAATTGAACAGTAATAAATCGTGTTTTCTGAGCGTTATCGATACTTGAAACTAAATAATCTCCATTATCAGGATTAGCAGTTAGAATGATATGCCAATCTTTAGGCAAAGACCAACTAATATATTGTTGTCTATCAATTAACTCCATTACAGCTTGTATGAACCTCATATCAGCTCTATTCCAGTCATCTAATAATAAGATACCACCTTTTTCTTTACCACTAATCCATTCAGGTGGACAGTAACCCATTCTATTTAAACCAGTTGTGTAATAACCTTGTTTGAATTTTTCATCTAATACATTTTCATCAACCCAAATTTTCTCACTTTCTTCATTTCTTTGGATTTCAAACTGACGAATTGGAAAACCTACTAAATCACCAATTTCTTCAATTTGTGATAAATTCAATTTAACAAAATTAAGATCTAATTCTTTTGCTAATTGAACAATAGCTGATGTTTTACCAATACCTGATTCACCAATTACTTCAATGGCTACAGGTGTTTTACTTTGTTCCTGTAAGAATCTGTTGTTTTCAATAATGTGATTTAAGAATTCTTTTAATTCTTTAGCATTTAATGCTACTAGATTTGTGTTTTTAGACATAACTTTTATTTTTAATTTAATGGTATAATATATGAAAATAAAAATGGAGGGCCAAGCCCTCCATCTCAAAAGTTTTTAATACTTTTTACTATTTTAATAAATCTTCTGCTACATAAATTCCATGTGCACCACTTACTGTTATACCTCTAGCAGATAATGCATCACCTACAAAGTGAACATTTGGATATCTAGTTAATGCTAAGTTAGTATAATCAACAAGTGGCTCAGGAGATAGATATTTTACTTCAGGTATGTACATACCCCAATCGTCTTTTAATGTTGGAAATACTTTTTTCATATCATCAATAAAATCATCAATGTATTTAAAGTATCCTTCAAATGTCTCTCTTACTTCAGTCATTACAAAATCATTAATTTGAGTAGCTTCTACAAATCCACCTTCTGAAGTATATGATGGTACTCTAGAAGGAGAGTAATATAAGCCTTTATCATCAACTTGTAATGTTTTAACTAAGTTTCTTGACCATTCAAATGGATTTTCAATACCATTTAACTCCATAATAATTCCGAAGTTAGTCATATCATTTCTATACTTTTCATCTTTTTTAGCATGACCATTGTAAGTATAGTTTCCGTATGTTTCTTCTACTGCAACATATGCTGCATTATTGTTAGTACAGAATGAACGAAGTGATACTCCTTTATCATCGAATTTTCTATATAACTTAAAGTCATATGAAATATCAATTAATTTTTGAAAGTGTTTTTGTGGAGCTTCAAATCTAACTCCAATTTGTACTGATTTAGGTTCAGTTGGTAGGTCATATTTGTCTGCTAATTTTTTACCAAAATCAATACCTGATTTACCTACACCAAATATAAGTTCATCATATTTAAGGAAATAATTAGCATAACCCTCTAACGTTAAGCTATTATATTCGAAATCAATATCTGTTACTTTTGATTCCCATATAAAATTAACACCTTTATTAACTAAATATACATACCAATTTTTACCAATCTCATGTAAATAATCAGTTCCAACATGCCATACTGGAAATAATCTTAACCCAAAATGAGGTTTAATAAAGTCAGGTTCAGCAACTGGGTTTGAACATTGTACTTCTTCAGGTTTAGGATGGAAACGTTTAAAGTTAGTTATAACTTGATCCATTAATTCCATTGCTTTATCTTCACCACAGTATTTAGATAATTGACCTCCAATAGCAGTGTGATAAGTTAATTTACCATCTGACCAACCACCAGCACCTAACATACCAGTCATTACTTCACTTGGTAATCTTTTATATGGGTCTTTACCCATGTCAATAATGGTAATTTTACCATCAAAATTATTGTCTACTAACTTGGTAGCAGCATTAATACCCGCTACTCCTGCGCCTACAATTACAATGTGTTTACTCATTTTACTTAAATTTAACTGTATAATATAATAAAAGAAAGCTGGACCTCCAAACTTGAGGTCACAGCTCTCTATGAAATTTTTCTCTTACGAGCGACTAGGCTATGAATCTAGTCTAAATGTTATGATATAATATCGTTATAAGATAATTCAATTTTATTACCTGTTACAGCTCCGTCTTTATACAATAAGTTTTTAGGTTGTACTGTAGCTCTTAAACCACCAGTAGCACTTCTTGTTGAATCATGTCTGATATTTAATACAGGTTCTAAATCAAATTCTTCTACATCTTGTAAATTTTCTATAATTTTAGAAACAGTGATAATTAAATTGTCTCCTTGTTGATTAAAATCACTTTCAGTGTAAGTTCTGTAAATTACAACTGCTTTATCTGAACCAAATATAATTGATTCTTCTTCTTTATTAGGTAAATCTGTTACTAATACACCTGATACTTTAGTATCTGTAGTACCATTATACATGGTATTTATACCTGGTTTTTCATTACCTAATTTATCAATAAAAGGTTTAAAAACTAATTCAGGACCAAAATCTCCATTTTTGATTTTAGCTACTAATTTAGTCATTAATTCTTTGTATCTAGTATCAGCACTTTCCCAGAAACCAGCATTATCTTTTTTAATTGAGATTGGATAATTACCCTTAGCTCCTGTTATAACAATATCAGCTTTTTTACCTCCTGCTACATCATATCCTACTCCTGTTACTCCAGTTGCATTTGGTACTGTATAAGATTTATTTGGGGCTTTAAATATAATATTTTTAGCACCTAATGCTAAATATTTTTTAATCTCATTTTCTAATACATCTTCATTTTCAGTACCTGCTGAAGCTCTACCTTGAGCTCCTGATGGTTTAATAACAAAAAATGAATTTTTGTATTTTATTGCTCCTATTGATGAACCTTTAGCGCTTGGATCGTAATCAAAATCCTCAATTGCTTGAATTTTTTTAATGTACTCAATACGTTCTGAACCTGGGACTAATAATTTATATCTATTATTTGATATTTTAGAGAAATTTTCATCTGTTAATCCTAATTTAGATTTTAGAATTTCAATACCTTCTTCAGCTTCAGTTATTTCATTTAGAGAAGTTTTTTTTGACAAACCTTCTTTAATAATTTTAAATCTTAAAGGTGATTTAGGTTTAACTTCTTCAGTTTCTTTTAATTCTTCTTCAGGTGCTGGTTCTTCAGCTGGTACTTCTTCAGTTGGTATTTCTTCTCCTCCTTTTATATCAGCTTCATTATCCATTTGTTCACCTGGACCTTCAGATCCTGGAGGCATACCTAATTCTAATAAAGAAGCAATTGCATTAATAGCAAATTGTTCTTCACTTAAGTTAAGTAAATAATATTTTTTACCTGATATTTTAGCAGTGTAAGATTCTATTCCGTAAATTAAATAAAATTCTTGACCATTGTGAAGTAAGATTCTAAATGTAGTAGGTCTAGGTGCTATTACATAAACACCTGTAATATAATCTCTATAATGATCTGTCATTAAATCTACTAAAGCAGCATCTAATGAAGGATATTTTTGAAGAATATATTCAAGAGGATTATCTTCAAAAGATATAGTTTCACGTTGTTGTTGTGAAACAAAATCTTCAATACCCTCTTTAATTAAATTTTTTAATATATTTAAAGACATATTATTTTCCTTTTCTTATTGTAAATGATGATGACATAGCACCTCTTCTAGCTCCTTCTTTAGCTTTTTTAATTGCTTCTTCTTCAGAAGATGCTTTTACAGTAATATCATCATAATCTTTATCATCACCATCTTTACCAAATCTGTACCAATAGTCAACTGTATATTCTTTTTCCTCTCCTTCATTCATTGGTTTTTCACCTCTTAAAATAGCAGCTACATTATCAGGATTAGCTTTATCTAAAATTTTGTTTCCTTTATCAGCATCACCTTTATATGTTTCCTCTTCTTCAGCTTCAAATCCACGTTTAGCTATTTGCATTAACTTATCATTAATTTTTTGATGTACTGGGTTGACTTCAATCATTTCTTTGATAATTTCAGATACAATAGATTTTAATTTTATTCTGTTCATTTTTCTTCTATTTTAATTAGTAAGTCTGTTTTGCCTTTTAATACTCTATGGTATTTTTGTTTAGGTATAAATATAACATCTTTTTTTCGAAGCTCCAAAGGTAATTCATTATCTAGTTGAAAATGCCAACCTTCCCCTTCTAAAATAGTAACATGGCGATCTTTTTCATCTCTATGCCAAACAAATTCTTTATTAGGGGTATTAACCTTAAACTCACGAACACGTGAATTATTATTTAAAACTTCTTTATAAGGTTTCATTATAAGTCTGATGCGTATGGTTCAGCGGTTTGTTTGAATCCTATTACTCCTGGAATTATTTTTATATTGTTTGCTACAGCTTCAAGTGTAGCTTTACCATCAAATTTATTTTGTTTGATGTAAGGATAAGGATCTACTTTAATTTCAAGGGAACTTCTAAAGTAACGAGAAGTAGCATCTTGTGGTAATTCTACATTACGTACAACAGTGATACCAGGTAAAGCTCTAACATCAGATAATATATCCTGAACATCACGTTTTTGGTTATCAATTATAATAGTTCCTTCTATATGGAATATTTTTTCTGAATCTAATTCTAGGATTAAGTCTTTTAATTTTATCATATTTTCTTTAGTTTTACCCCAAGTTTTACCTTTACCTTTTCTTTTACATCCAGCAGGAGTAGGTCTACAAGCCGGGTATTTAGAACGTTTTTCACCTTTTTTTCTACCACAAGATTTATATCCTCCTTTACCATCAGGTGCATTACAGTCTACCCATCCACCTTCTTTACCTTTAGGACCTGAACGTTTAAACCATTTATGGAGTGATTCATCTTCAGATAAAAGTTCATTAAGAACTTCTTTTATCCCTTTCCATATATCTCCTTGACGACATCTAACTACAGCACCTGATTTATAAGCTGATGGTTTATCAAACTTACGATCTGCTATACGTAAACATCTATCACGTTTTTCTTTTTCGTTTAAATTATCCATTACCAGTATCCGCTAAAGTTTGAACCACCTCCTAGTGATTTCCAATATCTACCTATATTACAAGACCAGTATCCTGGTGTTGTTCTGTCTTTTTTTCTAGCGCAGTTTTGGCGAGATGCAAAAGCTCTTCTTGCTTTAGGATCTCTAAGTTTAACTGATAGATTTTGTCCACCACCTGCAGCACCAAATTGTACTTTTTTTACTTTACCTGTTTTAGGATTTTTAACATAAACATAGAATTTTTTAGAACCACCACGTTTTGGTTTTCCAAGTGGTACTTCTTTACCTTGATATTCAGCTTCAGTTAAAACTTCTTCTTCAACAAAAGGTACATCTAATGAAACTAATTTACCTTCAAATTCCCCATACTCACCAATACTAGTATTTTCTATTAACCATCTATCATGTGAGTTTAAATAAAGTAATCCTTTACCATGTAATTCTCTTGCTTCTCTAAATAACTCTAATTGAGCATCTGAACCATATCTGAATATGTTTTCATGTAATGGTAAATTTTTATTTAAGTGATATTTTAAATTAGATGAAGTTTTAATACCTTCATGTAATAATACATTCTCATTTAGACCTGTATCTATATCAGCATTCTTTTCTTCTTCTTCAGCGTCATCAAATGGTCTTAGATCAGAAAAGTGAAATGAATCTGTTGTACCTGTTTGGTCAAATTTAATAGCATAAAAAGGATGTTTAGCTAAAACTACAGTACCAATACCCCCACCGTAAGATGAGTCTATTTCTACTCTGTCTCCTTCGTTGTACTGTATATCAGCTTCAAAAATAGCTTGAACTGCTTCTCTAATTAATTCTTTAATTTGATTAATTTTCATTCTTACTTTTTATTTTCTTCTAATTTAGGTGAGGTTTTAATAAAATCATCTGATACAGCAAATACTACTACTTTTCCATTTTCATTATCTGTTATATCTATATCTTCTAAGTTATAAGTATCTTCTAATTTATAAGCTACTAATTGAGCAATATCCATTGCTTTTTTAGCACCAAAATCTCTTTCTTGACCTGACATTGTTCTTTGCCCTAAAGCAGTTAAAGTTCCTTCTCCTTCTGGGTATTTTATAAATACTTTTATAAAGTTAGGGTTGTTTGGATCTCTAGTAATATAAGGTTTGTAATATTGAGAATCAAAATTACCTTCATTTAATTCTTCATTATTATCTCCTATTATACTATTATAATCTTCCATTGATAACATTTCTTTACTTTTATTTAATGCTATAGCTTTTTCAGCTGCATCATGTAAATCCATATCAGTTTGAGCATCTTCTTTAGCATACTCTAACATACGGATAAATAAAGGAATATCTAGTGTTACTGTATCTACTACATCACCTTCTTCATTTTCATTCATCATATAATCAATAGCAGCTGTTTTTTCTTCACCATCTAAGTACCCATAAGCACTTTGTAAGTAATCATATGCTTTAATAATTTTAGCTTGCCACCAGTGAGGAAAATCAACTTCTCCCATGTTATCATAGTTATTAAGTTGTTTGTATAACATAGCAGCCATTTTAGCTATTCTATAAACATCACTTTTTAACATTGATGGTTCATCATCTTGATGACCTACATCTAAGTCTTCATTTTTAAAGTCTACTCCTCTACCTTTTAAGATATCAGCTCTAGTTACTTTACCATCACCTGTTAAATCAGGGAATTTTTTCTCAGCTAATTTTTTAGCTTTAGCAGTTGCAATAGCATAAAGAGCAGGATCATCTTTTTTGAATCCTGATTTCTTTAAACTTTTAACTATATCTTCTTTTTTATTTTTTTCTTTAACAGTTAGTTTCTTTTCATCTAACACCTCTTGAATTAATCTATGAACTTGATCTTTGATTGATTCTTTAACTGGTTTTTTAGATGATTCTTTTATATTTGCTTTTTTAATAGCAGTTATACCACCACCATTATTAGGTTTAGCATCCCAACCTGCATCTCTAAAACGTTTAATAAAACGATTTTTAGTATTGTCATCCATTGGTTCAGTGATTTCAATTTTTTCAAAATCAACACCTGATGTTCTTTTATGAGGGTATCCTCCTGTTAGAGATTCTTTAACTGGTTTTTTAGTATTATCAGATATAAATTTTAATGCTGTTGCCATAAGGTTTTTCTTTTGAGGGTCTGTAATATCAGACACAGTTATTTTGGTACCTTCCATTGAAGTTTTTGGAGCGAAATCTTTAGGTATAAGACGCATAAATTTTTTCGCTAATTCAGGACTATCAAACGTTTTAACAAAATTAATCTTCTCAACCGCACCCTGTGTATTAGAAGTAGTTGTTGGTTGATCATCCGCTTCTTTTTGAGCTAAGTTATATTGAAGTTTAGCATTACCCATTATAGTTTTTAATACTTTAGTTAGGTAATCTTTAGTTTCAAATGGATTAGTTTTTTGAGGGAAAATAACTTTATCTCCACTTACAACATAATCTTTGTCCTTAGTCATAACACCACTATACTTTTTCAAGTTATCAGGTGTTTTCATTGGGTAATAATTAGCTCCTCTAGAACCAAAGAAACCATTACTTTTTACATTTCTTAAATCTGTAGAAGATAATGTAGATATAAATTCAATAAATGAACCTTCACCTTCAGTAGCCATCCACTCTTCAAATTTACCTTGTAAATCAGATTCTAATGCTTTCCAAGCTTCCGGTACTCTATTTCTAATGTCAGTTGCTTTAGCAAATCTTTCTTCATCATTTAAACCATCCCAAGTTCTCCAAGCAGTGTTTGCTTTTTGAGCTGGAATGCTAGGTCCAAATATTTTAGTTATAATTTTAGGATCTCTTAAATTGTTAGCGTAGATGCCATAATTTTTAATATCACCTAACGCAGATAGAGCAGACTGTAAGTCTGCTGGCTCTAATACTAAATCATAATTAACTTTCTCTAGTCCGGCTGGTTTTTCATCGCCTTCTCCTGATTCAAGTTCCTCTTTTATAAGTTTATGAAGTAGAGATTTAAAAGTATTTATCTGATTACTCTTCATCTTCTTTTTTTTCTTTTTTAGCTTTTTTAGGAGATTCTTTTTCTAACGCACCTTTTAATTTTTCAACTGCATTTTCAATTTTTTCTAATTGAGCAAATAAAGTATCATTAGTTTCAGTTAATTCACCTCTTCTTTGTGGATCGTGAACTGCTCTAGTAGAATTATCTTCAATAGTCTTTTTTAAACCTTCAATTTTAGCTTCTAATTCAGCTACTTTAGATTTACCAACCTCAATATTTTCTTTTAATTTAGCATCTCTAGCTTTTAAAGCTTTTTTACCAGCAGCTGCTGCTTGACCAGTAGTAGGATAAGCACCAATATACTCATCACCTATAAGAGATTTAAGTGTGACAGCATTAACAATACCTCCCTCAGTCATATCTTTAGTTGGTTTACGAACCAAGAAAATACTACCTTGTTCTTTAGTTACTTTATCTTCAAATTCAGATTCACCTTCAGTTAGGACTTTTTCAGAGTAACCCATATATCCACTAGATGCTTCTTCTTGATTTTCTTTCTCAGTATTTAATTCAGTTAAATAATCTGTTATACTTTCTCTAATGATGTTTTTTAAGTTTGGTTTAGCCATGGTTTAAGTTTTTATATAAATATTTATATTTCTGTTTCTCTTAATCGTTTTATGTTATCTTTTACAGTTTTTATCAATTCAGGTGATATATCTCCGCCTGTCCAACTTTCAATTGTCCCATCTTCAGTAACATATGTACTAGTTGGATTATTAATAAAGTCTTCAAACATTTGTTCTGCGTCATTTGCTGAGGTGTTTTTATTAGCGTTTAATAGCTTTTTTTCATACTCCTCATACTTACCATTTATTTTAAGCTTGGTCTCCATTTCAATTACACAATCAGAACACATTTTATGTATGTTATACATTTTTTTATTTAGTGTATGATTTTTCATAGACTTACTGCATTCAGGGCACGTAAGTGGGAATTCAACCATTGCTTTTAACGCGTCATGTTTGGTGACAGTTTGCTTAATACCGTTGTGTATAGTCCAGGTTTTGCCGTTTTCCTCCCACACATCACCATCAGTATGTTGTACTTTTTTATTACTATAACCGGCTTGAATTCTAGTATTATCTGCAGTATTACCTGTGATAATATTACGCATACGTTGTACGTCACGTTCTGAGAATTGTTTGTTTAATTGTGTCATTATAACCCTAATTGTTTTAATTCATTTATTACTTGATCAGTTGTTCTATATACAATACCAATACCTCCTTTAGATTTCCAATTTAAAATAGTATCTTCTCTATCATCAATTAGAATAGCATTGGATTCTGCAAATTCAGGTTTGTTTTTAGCTTGTCTAAAGATAACTTTAGTACCTGGAATATGATCCTTAATCCACAATGATTTACCCATTTTACTTGATTGATCCCATGAAGGTGAAGATAGTAATGTTGGGTTGTATGGTTTAATATACTCCCATAATTGTTTACCACCAGGCATCCAAGGTATTCCTCTCCAAAATCTTACTCCAATTTGTTTATCAATAAGGTCCCAAAACATTTTATCTACTTGTTTTTCACCATACTTTTTAGCTATTTCAGCTCTGTAAGCATCAGGTGATAAACCAGCAAAATGTTCAAATCTAGCTTCAAAATCAGCTAGAACACCATCCATATCACAATAAATTTTGTAATTTAATTTTGGTTTTTCTTCTTCAAATAATTTATTTAATGATATCATTTATTATTCATTTAAGTATGTAAAAGTAGTAGAACCAGCAGCTGTCCATCTATCAGAATTTTCACATATCCAAGTTTTAGTTGAAAATCTAAAATAAGGTATTTTTAAATCTGTTGATGGTGTTTGTGATTGATGCTTCCATAATATTCTATTATTAGGTTGAGCTGCAAATTGACCATTATCTAATTTAATTATATTAAAAGATTTATGTTCATTTGGAGTTTCAGACCATGACACATCAACTTCATTTGGATCAGATGAACATGAATCAATAGTAAATAAATAATATCCTGGAGCTTTTGATTTATCTTTCATAATTACTTCACAACGAGCATTTCTTAATCGTTCTTTTTTAATAACAGATATATTATATGAAAAACCATCCCATAATTGTAACCAATCTAATGGATATAAATTATTTTGATCTATATCAGTTTTCCAAACAAAAGCATGAATAGGTAATTTATCAAATAAAGCTCCATAATCATGAATAAATGATTCAAAATATAATGCCTGATTAGGTATAGATTTTGTTGTTATCCAATGAGCAGACTCAAACTCTCCTTTACCTAAAAGTTTTCCTTTTTCATCAGCTTGAAAATCATATAAAAATTCTTTTCTTATAAAAACCTCTACAGGTGGTATATTAGCTACTAAATAACTCATTTTTTATCTCTTATTAACAATTCACCTAGTACTTCTAATCTACCAACCTCACGTTGAAATTCAATTGGTGTCATATTTAATGAAATACTTTTTAATGTTTTTTCAAATTCTTTTATAGCTACTTCTTTATCAAATTTACCTTCAGCTGCTTTTTTATAGTAAGGAGCTTTAACTTTAAAATGATGCCAAGTTAATAAAGCTAATCCACCTTTTTCTTCTGCTGTAGATGCTATTTTAGCAGCACCTTTACCTCTAATATTAGCAAATTCTTCAAATGTTTCTTTTAGTTTTTTAACTTCAGTTAATATGTTTGTTAATTTTATCATAAGTTATTTTTTATTTTTTAACACAATTAGGATATTTTTTACCAAACATGGTTTTCATACCTTTTTTAGTATATCCAGGCCAACATTTTTCATTTAGCTGTTCTGGGGTATTATCATTACCACACTTATGGCAGATATAAAGATCATCTCCTCCATCTACTATTTTCCATTCCCATCCACAATTATCACAAATTATTTCTGTATCTGTTACTAATTCTTTAACTGGGGCAAATCCTGAACCATAAGGAGCTGATTTACCTGATTGAGGATCTGATGTTTCCTTTATTTTATTTAAACGTTCTGTTTTCTTTTTAGATGTCTCTTTACGTCTTTCAATATAATCTAAAGCACGTTTTAAACGAGATTTTACTTCAGGATCTTTAGCTTTACTATAAGCAGCTCTAACACGTTGATGAATAACATTAATAATTTGTGATTGACGGTTATGAGGTTTAGATTTAAATGAATCTTTATTTAAAGTATCAACTATATCTTCTTTAGTTTTAAACTTAATAGACACAGTATCTTTAGGATCTTCATCAGTATATAAACGACGTCCTGATCCTTTTGGTTTTTTACCTGTACCAGTTTTTGGATCAGCTTCAACCATATTTTGTTCTAAATATCCTTTTTTAATAGCAACTTTAGGATCATTAGTAAAAGTATCAGAAGCTTTATATCTTGTTTTTCCAACCATATTAGCTTTATATGGAGGATACATCATTTCCTTTAATTCATTTTCAAATATTTCAGGATTTTCACGTCCAAATTTTCTCATTATAACTCCTGCCTTAGCGTTAGCTTCATTTTCAGTTTCAGATCCATCTTCTCCATCTAATTCATCTCCATTTAATTTCTGATGATGGTGAACTAATTCATGTGCTAATGTTCTTAAAATATCAGCCATGTTTCTGTTATGTACTACTACAAGTATTTTTTCTTCTGAAGGTATATAACCTCCAAAACTATGATTTTCTTGAGAGTATGTTGGTGAGTTTATAATATTAATTTTAGGTTCACTAATACTTAATTCATTACAAGCATACTCAACAAATTTCTTCATTAAAGGTGCTTTTTGAGGAGTAAATGACTCATGTAATATAGGACCAGGTTTAAATTCTTTCTGAGTGTAAACATCTAATACCTTTTTAGCATCAATACCCTTAGGTAAGAATTTTTGAATATCTTCTAAATCTTTATTTCTAATAGCTGTTCTTAAATCAGTAGCGTTTAAACTTTCAAAAGTACCTGCATCTACTATTTTAACATTAGAGTAAGTATTAGGATCTTTTTCTATAGCTCTATATCTACTTTCTTCACCCTTACCATATAGTACAATAAAATCTGTTGCTTTATCTTTTATAATATCAAACACTTCACTTACAGGTGATGATTTACCTGATATTAATATTTGAACATTACCTGGTAAAAGATCTTCATATAGTCTCCAAACTTTCATTGAATCCTCAGCTGTAAATTCATCTTTAGAACCTTGAGACATTATCACAATAACTTTATCCGCTATTTCAGCGGCTTTAGTAACCACATCAAAATGACCAGCATGGGGTGGTTTGAATTTACCTGGGTATAAAGCTATTATAGGAGTTGACTCTTCTAATAATTGTGATACTATTTCTTCACCTATATTCATTATATAAAATTTTGTATTTTAGATTTAGCAGAACTTATATCATCAAATTTAGGTAAAGTTTTTACCATTGATTCAATATCTTGATTTAAAGCATCTTTTTCAGCTTTAGATTTAGCCATTTCTTCAGGTGTTTTTGGTTTACCTACAGCGGCTGAATCTTGAATGTAAGGAGCTATTAATTCATTTGAGAATCCTTTATTAGTATTTTCTGGATTATTATCTAGTAATATAAAATCATTACCAAATGCTTGTCTATAAGTGTCAATATTCTTATTAACATCTCTCCATGTACGTAAAACAATACCTGGCATTAAACTTCTATCACGTTGAGCATTACGTTCAAGTGAAGTTAAAGGAGAGACATAAACCATTAACATTAATGTCTCATACCCTAAGTCTTCTAGTTGTCGCTTTTTCTTTAATACAGGTCCTGAAGCAGCACCTGTACCATCAATAACAATATTATTTTTATCTTCAATAGATTTAGCTAGAGTATCTTGAGTAGTTTTTCTAGCTTGTGCCTGTAATTTAGCTGCTTGAGATAATTGATCAGGTGTAAAATCTTTTTGTTTTAGACCAATACCACTTGCTTTTAAAAGTTCCTCATAAGTGTCATCTGAATTGATAACTTTTAATGAAGAAGGGATTAATTGTTTTGAAATATAAGTTTTCCCACTACCAGCAGGGCCAGCTAAAAATATGGCTTTTGGCTTACTTGTAATTTCTTTTAAAAGTGTTGATAATTTGATCATAAGTACATTATTAATATAAATATTTATACTTCCCTTTTAACTGTAGTTCTTAATGTTAATATATGAGGTTTAGGAGATGGATTCTCTAAATCAAATAATGCTTTAACATTCATAAAAATGTCTAGGTTTTGTTGTTGTGTTCTTTCAGATTCAACTACTTCCCAATTTTTACCTTTTAATTTTTTACCAGCTTTATCTTCACCTCTAGATCTTGATTTTAACCACAATATACCGTAACGGTCTATTTTCTTACCAAAACATTCTTCATAACATTGACCATAAACAGCTGTTTGTAAGTCATATGTTGTTTGTAAATGGTTAGATGTTTTTAAATCTATAACCCATAACTCACCATTAATTTCAACAATTAAATCACAGGTACCCGCTACTTTTAATTTATCAGAAAATAAATGAACTTCAGTTTCAATTAATGTAGGTTTAACAGTTTCCCAAAAATTAACAAAGTTTAAAAACATTTGCCAAACATGAGGTGAGTAAGCAGGATTACCATATTGGTTTAAGAATGAACATTCTTCTCCATTTAAGTAATCTTCACACAGGTTATGAGTTTGAGTTCCTTCTTCTGCTGCTTTTTTTACAATATATTCTGATGCGTAACCTACCTTCTTTAACCAATCTTCAAAATGAGGACCTTTTGGGTAACAAGATAAAACATGTGTTACTGAAGGATAATAATTTCCATTACGTCTATAAAACCTTGAGTCAGGTAATGTAATCTGTTTATGGTCATCTGAGATCTGTAAAATTCTGTCGTAAGATTTTTTCATTAGTTTACTTCTAATTTAAGTTGAAATAGATCAGAAAAAGTAAATTGTTCAGCTTGTTGCACTAAAGTTGTAAAATGAGCGAAACCCATATCTGATGGATCTTTACCTTCTAATTTTATAACATGCAATTCTTTTCCTGATTGGAGTAGATCTCCGGCAATTTTAAGTGTACTTTTTAAAGCATCACTGTCTAAAGCTAAGTAAATATTTTTAACACTATTTGTTAATAATTTTTTAGTTAAAGCTTTTGATAAAGTTTTACCATATAATGGTATAGCATTTCTTTTAATAGCAATGGCATCAAATGCGCCTTCACATAATATGATAGGTAAGTCCCAATTAATTAAATTTTCAAAGCCTATTATAGCATTTTTATCAGCGGATGGAGCGTCATACTTTCTAGTAGGATCTTTTTCAAAAGAACGCGCTATAAAGTAATTAAGTTTACCATCCGCGGAATAATTGGGAATTATAATTTTATTCGAGTATTGGCCTGATTCACAGTAGCCTATTTGATATTTTAATATGTCTTCTGAAGTGATTCCTCTATACTTAATATAAGCTAAAGCGTGTCTAGCTATAATATCTGATTTATTAAGGTTAAATAAGGGTTTATACTCTTTAGGCAATTCTACAGGTTTTTCATTTTCAACTCTATCAGTTTTATATGTTGTACCTAATATAGAATTTAATTCAGAATATTTACTTCCATCAACTTTAATTACTTTAAATAAAGAAGATAAAGATTTACCTTTAACATCACACGCCCAACAATGCCAAGGATTTTCATTTTTAGTAGTTGGAATTAAATTAACTTCTAATTTAGGTTTTCTATGGTTGCAGACAGGACATTGGAAGGCATAATTACCTTTTGAAGTAACATGCCCCTTTCCTAGTACTGATTGTACTAAACCTAATAAAATCCCATTTACCATAACCTATTTTGATTTTTTAATTTACTAATCTAACTTCAAATAAATTATCAAATTGATCTGCAGTTAATTTTTTCTTAGCTATAAAGAATGATTTAGCTTCTTCTATACTTCGTGAAGGTATGTTGTTAATAGCTTCATTTGAATTCTTGGTAAATAGACCGTAGCGTTTCATAGAGTTTATTTTTATTTAATATAATGAATTATTTTTGGGGAGCAAAGTCTTTCTTAAAAAACTTTCCAAGAATGTTGTCATTTATATACTCATTTTGAGTTTCTAAAACTTCATTTATAAAAAGATATTTAGTCTCGTAATAAGTAAGGAGTTTTTTAGTAGGTACAAATGTAAGTATCTCTCTTGTAAATTCCAAATGTTTTTTGTCTTTTATTAATTGTTTTATTTCAGCATGTGAACCATGATAAGTTTTCCAATCTGATTCTTTAATTACAGTTTTCTTTTTACTAGCTCTACCATCAGTAATTAAGGCTAATTCCTTTTTACCTAAAGCTTTTCTCTGCACAGACATTAATTGTTTTTTACCTAAGTATTTTCTTCCTGTAGGAGTATGAGTCACTACATAAATAAACCCGAATATGTTTTCGGGCATGTCTGATAATTCTTTTATTTCTTTTCCTTTATATAACCACATAATTTTGTTTTTAAAAATCGTATCTTATCACTATTGTTGTATCAGCGGTAGCTGATAGGGGTAAGGGTTTAGCTAATTTAGCTACTGCTAATAATTCATTTGAACCATTATATAGTCCTACAGTTGTAACATAAGGAGCAAAATCTGAACCTGTAGCAAATGGTTTTAATGAACCTGAATTATCAAATGTTAAAGTAGGATTATGAGACATGTTAAATTCATTTTCTCCTATTTTACAACGTACCTCGTTTTCATAAATGATATACTCATTTTTGAATCCTAATACAGCGTTTATGTCTTGTGTTATTGCGGCCATCTTATTATAAATATTGAGGTCTATTAGTATTTTTTAAGAAATACTCTTCATCATTTTCTAAAAATTCTTTGACAGGAAAAGTTACTTTAGTTATAGGATTAGGATTATTTTTTACTTTTTCAATAAAGGATTCTTTCATAGGTTTATGTTTCCAATTACCTTTAACTAAATAATCACCACATAAAGTATAATTAGGTCTATCACTTAAATTTACTTCTTCAAATTCATCTCCTATTTGTTTTTTTATATATCCTATACTTAAAAATTCATTATCTAGAGTGAAATCATAATTAGGAGTATAAATAATATCTTCAGGTTTTGTGTTAGCCCAAGCTATATCTACTAATAAATTATATTTATTTAAAGCTATATCATACATGTAATGCATGTAATCTTCTAAAACTATATAAGAGGTAGGATTACCCATTAAATTAATATCTACATCCCAAGTTTTATTAAAGTCCCATAATATTCCTCCTAAAAGATGTAAATCATAATCTTTCATTATATCTGAAGTGTTTTGAATTTCTAATAAAAATTCTTTCACTTTAGAGTAAGTGGGACGTTTCCAAGGTTGTTCAGTAATAATTTTACCTCGTTGGTAAGAAAAATACTTTGAGGGATTATAAGGTTTAGCGAAAACTGACATTTTTATTTTATTTAATTTGATCCTCCACCATCAATACCTATATCTTGGTTAATATAATACCAAGGATTTACATTATCAGATGGTACAAAATCTGTGAAGTTTATTTCTAATAATCCTGTTCCACTCCATAAAGATCTATCAATAGTTACAGAAGCATCTGGTGTTCCTTCTGAATTATAATATACATTAGAAATGTAAGTATTAACTGATTGATAAACATTATCACCGTAATAAGTTAGAGTATTATCATTTAATTGAGTAGTTACAGAACCATTAAAAGCAGGAGATGAGCCTGAACATATTATTGTTCTTACATCCCCTTCAGGTCTTAAAGTTCTAAAAGGAATATTCAATGTATTTAGAGTTAACATAACTAAATTAACTGTAGCTCCTCCAAATAAAGCATATTCAACTCCTTCATGAGTATAATATAAAGTATTATTTGAACCTAACATACTATTTTTTAATCTCACTGTAAAAGGTGAAGTTGACGGAGGAGGTATTAATTGACATGAAGCTGACGCTATAGAACTATAAGATGATGTTCCTCCTAAACTACAACTATTAAATACTCTAAAATATACAGGAGTAGTTTTAAGTGGTAATAAAGGTAAATTTCCTATATTAAGAGATGAAGTGTAATTAGCTAATGAATTAGTAACTACTAATGAACCTGTGTTAGATGAAAAATCAAGTGTTGTACTATACTCAATAGTTGAATATAAAGCATTAGTTGATCCTGAATTAAAAAATAGCCAATATCTATAATCATCCTCTCTATTACAATTTCTAACAGCAGTACTTGTAATAGTAGGTGGAAAGCAATCTCCTATAGGACAATTAATTGGATCATAAAACCATCTTTGAAAAATAGGATAATTACCACTAGGATCAGTACAAGGGACTATAACATCTCTTGATTCAGATATAAAAGGTTGATAAAATGTAACTGTAGGACCTAATAAAGTACTACCACTAGAATAACTAGATGTTACAATAGATCCCGCGTAGGGACCAGTTGTAAATACTTGATCTATTCCTGAACTTGATATGTATCCGTTATTTGGCATTTTATTTTATTTATTAAGGTTCAATAGATAAATTACCTATTGGAGGTTTTATTATACAATTACTAATAGCTATAATTACTCCTGAATTATTTATTTGAATTGATTGATTAATACTACCATATGGGTCTGTAACATACCACCAAAGACTTCCTCCATCTGTTTTTGGTATAGTACACGCTTCATTATTATATATTATATTTCCAATTGCTATTATTGGCTCATCTCTATATACATTTATGTAGTTTTCAGGTAAAGTACAAGCACTTGATGGGTTAAAATATCCTAAATCACTTAGAATATAAGTATATCCTACAAATGGAGCTACAGTGGTTGTTGTAGTTGTTGTAGAAGGTGAATAAGCAGTTGTAGTTGTTGTTGTTGGAATTGATCCTGTATCACAATATGAACCACTATAAATATATCTTCTACCATAAACTTCTTGAGTTTTAAAACTTGATATACATGATCCAGTATCTTGAACATATACTGTAAATATACCTCCATTTAAACTAAAAGTTGAAAGTGTTGAACCTGTTGATAAATATGATTGTTGTGTATCATTTTCTTGAGCAAAATAAGTGTAACCACCTAAACCACCAGTGACATCAAATATGATTTGATTTGAACATGAATTTATATAAGAGGCAGTAGTTGTAAAAGTAATTGGAGTTGAACTTGTTATAGTAAGTACATTATTATAATTTTGACAACCATATATATCATTAGTAAATATAGAAGCTGTCCAACTTCCTGTTGCTAAATTTGAAAATACTAAAGCACTTGAAGTTACAGGGACATCATTAAGTATAAAACTACCTGTTGGATCAATAAAATCTATAAGTAAATTATCTATAATATTACTTAAATTTATATTTATTTGTCCTGTTGAACTACCATAACAATTAACATGACTCATAGTCACACTAGCAGTTAATGGAGGATATATTGGTAAATTATAAATTGAACTAGTTGTACATCCAAAATTATTTCTATAAATAATAGTATGTGAACCTGTACTAAGACCTGTAAATTGTTTAGGTAACACAAAGTATGGTCCCCCATCTATAGAAGCGGATGTAGCTGTACTACTTGAAACTGTTATAATACCATCAGTTGCAATATTTGAACAAGGTAATTTTGTAATAACAGTACTTGAAGTTATAGCAGGATACATTGTTGAGAATGAAGCTGTAATTATTTCTCCTAAATAATCCTTAACATAAATAGTATTATTAAGTGAAGATGATATACTTCCACTAACAGTTACATTAAATAATTTATTAACACCAGTATAAGTAGTTCCATTATCTAATGAGTAACTATAATAAGGTACACCGTAATTTATTGAGAAAGTAACAGGTAATAAAGAGGCAGTACCAAAACAAACTGATGAGGAAATAATATTTTGTATTACTAGAGGTTCAGATGTTATAGTTAAATTTATTGAACCTGTATTACTTATTAATCCTGATGAGTTTACTATTGTATAACCTATACTATAATCTCCAGGTATTACACTAGCTTGATCTTGAATTATATTGATTAATCCATTATTATAAGTAAAGTTAGGAAAGATGTAACCTGGTACAGATGAGGTTGCAAAAGAAGAATTTATTAAAACCCCACAATCACAAATATCATTACCCAAAATATCAAGTGCTCCAGGATTATTCATATTAAAATATGAAAAGTAATCATTTACTGCACCTGGAGGGGCTCCAAATACACATAGATAATCTTCGTCTGTTATTACAATTAAACCATGAGAATAAAATACATTCCCAACATATTCTAATTGTAAACCATTACCTACTAATTCTAAATAAATGTCTTGATCATAAATAGCTGATGAATATTTAGCATAATTTCCTTCATTTCTCCAATTATATAAATTTCCTTCACCATCATCTCTTAAATAATATCCTGAACCGGAAATAAAAACTGAATTGGGATTTAATCCTGATCCGTATACATTTTGGTCTATAGAAACTATAATTACTTTTCCTCCTCTATCTGCATCAAATGTAGCATTATTATCATATTCATCATCTGTATCATATAGAATAGGGATATTACTACCAGTAATAGTAGAAATATTTCTAAAAGTAGATACTCCTGATCCTGAAGCTAAAGTATTTTGTTCATAATTAAAATAAGAAGATGAATGAAAAAATTCACCAGTTAATGAACCTGATGTATAATTTTTGAAAAATAAATGTTTTATAGAATCAAATACTAACCTTCTATATTCATCATTAGAAGTTTGAAGGTCATTGATAGGGTCAAAAGGATATGTTCTTGATACAGGTAAATTTTCACCTATATAAATCGTAACACCATTTTGAGACAAAGTACTATTGGTAACCTCCCATTGCTTGTTAGCGATATAGGAGGTTAACGTTATATCATTTGAACTTAATGTTTTGTAAGAAAAACTCATTCATTAAAAGTCTAATTTTACTCTAACAAGAGCTTCTTTTGTAAAATCCTTTACAAGAGGTTTTGATAGTTTAGCAACAGCTAATAATTCATTATTATCATTATACATCCCTACTGTTGTAATAAAAGTTTGAGGATTTTCAACTAATGATGGGTAGTAAAATTCTCCACTACCACTTATCATAGATGGGTTAGTAGTATAATTAAAATCATTATTTTTAATTCTAACAAATATATAATCAGATGTTATAGTTTCTTCACTATTTAATTGAAAATTAGCTCCTAAACTCATAGCTCTATGTAATCCTCTATTAGTATTAAATAAAGCATTTGAAGTTAATCCTGTATCAGGAGTTAAACCAATACCACCTTGACTAGCAGATAAAGATAAAGCTCTAGGATTCAATAAAATTAATCCAACATCTGGTAAGTATTTACCATATGAACCTGATATAGTATAACCAGCAGTTATTCCTGAGAAGTTTGAAGTTGTGGTAACTCCATTAGAACCACTTACAATATCAAATACTCTACCAGCATCACAATAATTTACAGTTGTAGTTGAGATACTATTATCTGTTAATTTAATTAAAGATTGATTAGTACCATCTGACCCGGATAACCATAAATTAAATGTTCCTAAGAATAATTTTTCTTTATAATTAGCTCTATTAACATTTATTACATAAAGATCAGGTGAATTTGTATTACCAGTTCCAAAATTAAAATTAGTATTTTCATCCCCATTAATTAATGTTCTAAATTGACCATAAGTAATTCTTGTAGGTGATGAACCAGTTACCGCAGGGTTAATAGGAGCTGAACCTGTTCCATTTACTTGACCGTAAGCTAAAGAAAATTGAGGTAAAGCTGTTGTATTTGAAGTTGGATTTACAGCATATACAGGTAAGTATGCATTATTAATTATTGTTACTGAAGCTGTAAAAAATGATGTTAAAGTAGATGCATTATTACTCCATAAGGTTGAAGTAATTGAATCAGCACTTACTACAAAATCGTCAGCATTAAAAGGTATATAGCTCATGTTTTTATTTTATTAACTAGTTACTTTAGTTATAGTTACTGGGATTGTTAATCTTGCTCCTGAATCTCTACCTGTTATGGTTAAAGTAGTTGTTAAAGAATTTCTTGTACCAAATAATGTGTTAACAGTAGTTGCTGTTAAATTTATAGTAGCCCCTATTACAGTTCTTGAAACATTAGTTCCAATTGTAGTTGTTGAATTTAAGGTAGTAGCTTCAGTTGTATTAATACCTACACCATTAAATGTAGACATTAATCTTGAATCACCAATAGTAGCTGTGTATCCTGAAGATTCAAATGCTGTTGATGCTCCTAAATAATTTAATGTTTGAGGAGTAATTGCAAGTGAAGCACCTTGACGTAATGTTATAGTAGTATAACCTACATCTAGTACAGGTAATTTAGCAGTACCTCTTGGTAATGTTAAAAGTTTATACTTCATGATTTGAGTCTCATCAGGAAATGCTTCTAATATAGGCATAGCTTCAATAGCTTCACCATAAAAAGCTGATCCTGATGGGTGATAAGGATTATATAAAGTATAATCTATCTCATCATCAGATAATGAAAATTGAGTGATTCTGAATGAACCATCATTTTTAGCTAATAATTCACGTCCTTTTTTAGTAAGAATAGCGTCTATAGTTACTGTGGTATTATTTAAGTATCCCATTGTATGTTTTGTAATTACTAATTATAAATATATGTATTTTTTATTTCTTTAAATTAAGTTTTGTGATTTTAATTCTTTAATTATATTACCTGCTTCATTTTTTAAATTAAGATTAATATCTTCTGTATATAATATTCCTGTTGAAGTTAATCCAGGATTTTTTTCATGGCTTATCACAATATTAGTTTCATCAGGAATTTTAGATAAAATTATAAAATTTAATATTTTACCTATTGTGTCACCTTGAGGATCATTTGAACATGCTTGGTTAGGAATATTTGTATTAAGATTATCCGCTGATACTTCAAATATTAATCTACCTTGATATGAACCGGTATTATTAGATCCAGTACCTATTGTTTGTAATGGTGGAATAATATTTGTTATTTCTCTTTCAAATATTGAAGCAAATGGAAATTTTTCACTATCATGGTTATAAAATCTAACTAAATCTCCTTTTTTAGGATTAAAATATTCTGTTATATTTTGGTAACCTAATTCTAAAGATTGAGAAGGTAAAACTTGAATAAATTGATTACCATAATATGGTCCTCCAGGAACATAATGGTTATAATATAATTTAGATAAATCATATGAGGCTGTCAATAATAAAAATTGACTACCTGATTCTGTTTTATTTCCTCTTTCAAAATACCAGTTATTTGAACTACTAGCATTAGCTCCTGAGCCTGATAAGAATCCATAATCAAATGAACCTGTGACATATATTTGAGCTGGAGCTTGAGTAAAGTAATATGTACTACCTATAGTAGAAGGAGAAATTACAGTTGTAGGAGCTGTTGTAAATTTAGGATTAGTTCTCCCAGCAACTGTAGTGAATGTAAATGTTTGATTTATATTACCTACAATTTCATTTAAATTTTTTAATAGAATATTACCACCAGGCTCTCCAATAGGTAATATTACTAAACCTTCAAATGGAAAAGTAGCTGTAACTATTAAGGAATCAACATCAGTTATAGCGTATGTACCTGTAGCTTTATTTACACTCACTAAATTTGTTAAGGTAGTTTGATAAGTATTTTGAACTGATGATGTTGAAAAAATTGTATCACAATCTACTATAGCTATTGATAAATTATCATATCCTCTTGGATTACCAGGGCATAAAGGACAATTTGGACCACTTACAAGAATAGGTCCAACTCGCCATCCTGTTGAACCCCCACGTGGATCCCCTATAGCTGCTCTTTTACCCGCAGGAATTCTCATACTTCCAATTTGATCATTTATGTTAACCGAACCAGCATTAGTAGTAGGGGTACCCCAAGCAGAAATCTCACCAAGAGCTTCAACTCTATACTCAGCTCCAGTACCATTTAAACCTGTATATAATATTACAGGTTCATTATTTGGAGGTGATAATTTCATTGTTATAGTTATATTTCCTGTTACTCGTTGTCTAACTTCTACATCAGAAGGAGTAGTTCTAGTTACTGGGAAACTTATTGATGAATTAATTGTAGTCTGTAAGGGACTAGTAAGTGTTTGTGGTGATGTGCTAATTAAAGGAGTTGTTAAAAAAGGTTGTCCTAAGGTAAAACCTGGGTTTATACTAGCTGTAACTTGACTACCAGCAATAGGGTTAGGAACTGTTATATCATCTGTAAATAAAAATTCTAAACCACTATGAATTGAATTTAAATTGGAATAATTTTGTAATATAGGTTCATACCTAAAACCACCAGCATAAATTGGTTTTAAACCATTTAAAGATTTTTGATTTGAAGGAAATTTTGTATTATCTAAAGCTATATTAACTTTAGTTTTATTAAAAATACTTTGCACATCAAATAAGTTTTGATTAGCTTCTGTTAATTCAACAATATTTGAAGCACTATCAATTAAATATTTTATATTAGCATTACTTCTACCATTAAAAGTTACAGATTGAGAAGTAATTGAATCAAAATAAGCAAATTTTACTGAATTGAAATTTATTACAGGGTCTGAACCATAAGATATATCATTAGAAGAGTAAATATTATATTTTTGACCAAATAATCTACTTCCTTCATATCTAGGTTGAATATGTCTCTTTAATGTGTAATTACTATCTTGTACAGTAGCATTTAAAAATGGATAAGCATTTGTTCTTAAACTTAAAGCTAAACTAGCACTTAAAAAATCTATATTAACTGGGGTATTTGGATTAGAAGAATAATCTACATCTAAGTAGTTATTAGTTGTTCTAGAATTTAATACATTATTTAATGTAGGTTGAAAAGGTAATTCTGAAAATCTATTAGCAATAGCTATAGATGCTGATATGTCTAATTTATTATTTTCATAAACAATACTTCTACTAGGAGGGTAATATACTTCTAATTCTGATCCTCCTAATTCTCCTGTAAATAATTCTCTTCTATCAGTATGGTTAAAAGAGAATGGTGGAATTAAATCATCAGTTATAATTTCAGTATAATCTGTATTTAAATCTAAATCTAATCCATTAGAACCTAATATAAAAGCTGTTTCTATAGACCCACTATAATCAACAAAAGTAAGTGTAGGTTCATGTTTAGATATTTTATTTCTTTCTAAAATATGAGGTTTAATAGTTAAACCTGTTGAAAGGTTAGATTTAGCAGGAACAAAATCCTTTATCATTTTAAATAATGAATTATCAAAATAAGATAAAAGTTTTATTAAATCAAATATATTTTGTGATTTAGAATATTTTTGAAAGTAAAAATTTCTTAATTCAGTTAATTCAGGATATGATGGTAAAGATGCTAATCTAGGATCACCTATATAATCATCAATATTAAAAGTTCCTAATTGGGCGATTATATCTTCATTAATAGAATCTTGAGGAGACAAAGATATATCTACAATTGATAAATCATTTGTATAAGGAATATTTCCAGGTTTTTGAATACTAATATAAGGAGTTAAAACATCTCCTGGTATTAAATTAGATTCAATTATTCTTACTTTATCATCTACTTCAGTTGTTGCTCCTATATTAGGAGTGTTTATTAATGCGTTATAAACAGTAGTCTCATATGAAGCTGATGCTAAATTATTTATTTTTGCTGTTGATAATACTACAGAAGTACTTCCTGATTCAAATAAGAATGAAGATGTTATTTGACTACCTGCTATTGTAGGGTGAGCTGAAGTTAAAAACTCAGTTAAATTATTATCTAATTCATTTCCTAAAGGTAATCTAAAACTTAATTCAGAATATGAAGCTGAAGTATTATTACCTACTATAGAACGTGGATGTAAAGTATGATCATTAAATGATGTATTTTCTAAATTACCTATCCAATATCTAAATTCTTGAAATGAACCACTAAAAATATTATTAGGAGCTAAAGGTGAATTATGGGTACCATCTCCTCCTAAATAACCAAAATATGGAGGTACAATTGTATTATCATCATAAAGTACAAAATCAAAATCATATAAAGCTAAAGGTGAATCATATCCATATGGTTGGGAAACATCAAATGTAGTATAATTACTCCATGCTCTATTATATGAAGAAGATGTTGAACCTGATATAAATAAAGAAGTAGAACCTTCAAAACCTACACTAATTCCATTATATCCATTATATATAGAATTTTTAGTAGATAAAGTATAGGTGTTATCTGAACCAGTTTGGTTTAATCTTAAACTTCCTGTTTCTCTATTTAATTTTATATTCCACCAATCTCCATTAAAGAAAGGTAAATATAAAGGAGAAGTTTTAGCGTATCCTTGTGAACCTGATAAGAAGAATCTTAATTCTCCGTACTTAGAGTAAGCTTCATTTAACTCAGTAGTATTATAAGAAGTGTTAGTTCCTGAAGGGTATAATAATTGAATACCAAATTGTAATCCTTCTGTTGGAGAAGTTACATAAAATAATGATTGAGAATAATGACTTACATCTGGTATACCAGGTGTTTTAAATCTAAATTCTAAAGTATCAGGTACTATATCTCTATAAGTAGTATCTAGAAATTGTGAATTTAAAGGTAACCAAGGTATTGATAAAGATGAACTACCATTAGTATTAAATCCATAAGCGAATTTTTCATAAAATGTAGTTACATTATTTGAATCTTTATCTAAACCACCAAATTCTCTTACTTTTAAGATTGTTTCAGGAATACCAAAACAGTTGATTAATGCGCGTAACCCTGCTCTTGTACCACGAGTCTTAAGTAAATAAGGCATGTTGTGATAAATCCTTTTATATGTTTCTTTTACAATATCATTGTCAGGGATAGTATATTGAGATGCAGTTACATAATTATTAATTAAATAAGATCCGGTTGAAGGTAAAAAACTACCTTCAGCATTTATTCCTAATAAAGAAGAATAAATATCATCTTGATTTCTAGAGTTAGTATATAATTTAATACCAAAACTTCTTAAAGTATCAGCTACTAAATCTTTTGAAATACCAAAATCAATTCTATTATCTGCAATTTGAATATCAGTTATATCTTTAATATAAGTCCAAATATAATCATAATGCTGACCTAACATTGATGTAAATAACTCTAAATTAGAATTTTGAGAATCAGCTTTAATATAATCTGGTAGATTATTCCAAATATAATCTCTATTAGAAGCATCAAAATTAGAAGCAGATAATATTTCTCCCCCATAATAATTTGAACTTTCATCAGTACTACCAAACCATGTTCTAGCTTGAGGATCATTTACTCCAGCGTTAATATAAGGTTTTACATTATTAGTTTTAGGCCAAGCTTTTGAGCCAGTTTCATAATATAAGTAATATTCATATCCATCTAATTTTTGGATAAGAGTATCTAATTTAGTTTGTAAAATAGCTTTATTACTATTAATATAAGTTGGACCTGTTAAAGGATTTATAGAATTTAAAGCATTTATATCTGATTGTAAAGATTGAATTTGAGTTAATTTATATTTAAAATTGTCTAATCTTTCAACAGCGGATGAGAAGTGAACAAAATTAGGAAAATCAGTATAATCAACTGTTATCTCTATACTTTTTTCATCTAACCAAGATTGTAATTGTTGATAAGATGAAGTAGAAGAATTAGTTAATAAATTAGATAAATTTAAATAGGGTGTAGTTAAATTAATCTTATCATTTAAATCAATATTAATATTTGGTCCTTTTAAAGGAACAGTAGTATTAATATCTTCAGCTATAAAATCTGTATTTACTCTAAATGAATAAGGTTCAGATATAGATTCTACTAACCATAAAGTATCTTTTAAAGCAATCTCAGCTGGGAGTGGTTCATATAATTTAATATATAAACTTGGAATAGTAGTATTAACATTATCTAAGGCTACATTAACAGCTATGTATGTATCATTACTTCCAAAATTTAAAATAAAATCTGAATAAAAATTTCTTGAATTTCTGGTAGCCACATAATTTAAGTAATTTTGACCTAAATTAGTATAAGATATATCATTATTACTAATTTTTATTTCAGTTCTATCTGATGATATTTCTGATATATAGTAATTAGAAGTGTATGAACTTAAAAATAATTGTCTATAAAAATTATAATTAACATCATATTGTCCTGAGAAATAACCAAATGACTCCAAATCTGATTTAGGGTCTAATTCTATTTGATTATATAAAGAAGTGTCTTGAAGAGTATTTGTTATTGTGTAATTTCCAAAATCATAAACAGACTCTATAACCTCATCATTTGGGCCTATAATATGGATTTCTATTGTATCCCCAGGATTACCAAACTCACTATTTACTTCTAGAGCATTTAGTAGGATTTCATCTTTAGGATTATAGTCTTGATTTACAAAAGTATTTCTATCTAGACTTGATATATTAGTTATTTCCATTTATTTTTATTATGAATTTAATTCATCTAATTGTTGATTTAATCTAAGATTTTCTAATCTTAATTGATTTATTTCTGTTAGTAAAGCATCAATTTCATCTGGTGTTTGAGTAACACCAACATATTCTGTACTTCTTTTTATTAATTCTAAATGAGAATTAAATTCTCCATCAATAGGAATTTCAAAAAATAAATCATTGTAGGCTTGAAAAAATTCTTCTATAGTAATAGGAACAGGACCATCAGCAGGATTTGCACCTACTAATTGAGTAAATTGAGTATTAATTACATTAGGATATGTAATTTTACCATAGACTGTTTTATTTAATTGAATTGATTCAGCCATTATCTAACTATTTTAAAATAATTTGATGGATCATCTATAACTACAGTTTCACCACTTGATAATATAGTTTTATATATAATTTGATAATATCTTTCAGGTTCTAAACCATCCATATATAATTTAAAATAATTACTAGTATTATCACAACTTACTTTAGTATAAGTAGTATCAAAATCAATTACTATTTCTTCTGTTTTAACATCTTTTAAAGCCCAATATGTTGTTGATGGTAAAGCTTTTGTAGTTAAATAAACTGATACTGTTGAAAATGATCTAGCTGGGAATCTATCTCTGGCTTTAATTCTAAATTTATAAATTGTATTTTCTTCAAATTCTGTTTTATTATTAGATATAGTAGATATAAAATCTGAAGATGTTATTTGTGTTAAAGTAGTATTATATAAACTATCATCCCACCTAAATTCTAATTGAGGAGGATAAATAGTATGGGTATCCATTGAAAAGAATTTAGTGATAAGAGGATTATCAGTTCCTTCTATACTACTACTTTGTTTTAATAAAATACCATAATTTTGAAATGAACTTGAATTCCAACCTAGAACTATGTTGCTAACATTCATGTTAACATCCTTACTAGATATATAATTAAAATTTTGAGACGAAGATATATTTTGCAAATAATCTCCACCAGCAGTGGTCCAACTTGAAGATTGAGCAGCGGCGTTCCAAGTACATCCAAGAGTACTAATAGGATCATCAGTAGATCTACCTAATCCCATTTCCCAACTTCTTGAAATTGGATAAGCTAATATTGTATAATCTGAAGGAGTATAAGCTGTAGCTAGAAATAATCTTAGATAAGATACAAAACTACCACTTACTTTATTAGTAATAACATCTGATATTTGAGATGTAGGGAATTGTATTAAAGCTCTAGTCTTATCAGCATGTAATGAGGTTAATTCAGTTTCATTTGAAATTTCTAATACTTCATCTCTACCAAAGTTTTGAGTAGGGCGATAGTGAGAAATGAAAGTGTCTTTTTCAGGAAATATTTTGTAAATAGCCATAAATCTAATATATATTATAAATATACATTAAATTAATTTCTTTAAAAAGTAACTACTCTACCTTGTATGTCTGTTGTAGGAAATTTAACTTCAAAAATACTTGGATCTAATGATGGATAAACTATATTATTAATTGTAGCTCCTTTAATATCATATGAATATGGTGAATAATTAGTATTACTTCCGGCTTTATTTACAATTTCTACTTTTTGTACAGTTTGAACTCCTTCAATTTGATCTAGATTACTATAAATTTCTGGTAAAATTATAGGTTGGTTTATTTGCCATTTATCTATTTGGAAATATGATTGTAACGCTGTTAAACAATTATTTAATACTAATCTATTATTATAATTAGGTCTAACTATAATTTCAAAATTTACTCCAATATTAATAATAAAAGCATTATTTATATTAACAGCATCAGTTATCATTCTATATTGAGAAAGATAAGTTTTTAGATTTTGTTTTAAAGCATTATTAGGTACTATTAATTTATTATCATTATCTCTGGATAAAATATATAATGAAATAGCATTATAATTTTGAGTAGCCATTAAATCTGTTGTGAAATTATTTTGGATACTAATATCTTGATTTATATAAGCTTTTGAAACTACTCCAAATTTTGAAGGTAAAGATAAAGCTCTAATAATATAATCATCTTTAGTTACAGTTCTTAATTGAGTAGGATATGATGATAAAGCGTTTTGTCTTATTTGCTCATTTGTATCTCCATCTCCTCCACCGTTAGCAGCATCTTCATTATTAAAAGCTAAAGAAGCTAAAACTGTATTAGATAAAGTAGTATCTATATTATTACCATTAAATGTAGTAGTGACACCTGAATTTTGAGTTAATGTACCTACAGGGGCGTTTGAAGTTGCTCCCCCACCTTTTAAATAATTTACAGTTAAAGTAGTATTTGAAGGTGCTATTCCATAAGTTTGAGTATATAAGAAGTTTGAAGGATCAAACGCAGTTGTCATTTTATTTACCCCATAAGGTAATCCTAAACCTATATTATCTGAATTAGGAATAATTTCTTCATCTGCTCCTGATGAAACCCCAGGTCCAAATTGCATTTGCATTTGGTTATTAGCTTTAAATCTAGTTACAAATCTTCTAGGTACTTTTTTTAATTTTAATAAATAAGGTACAGTCTCATTATATTGAGATAAATTAGGATCATTTTGAGCTATATTAGCTGTAGGTTCAAAAATTGTATCTTGAGCTAAATAAGGTACCTCATACCATTTATTATTATTAGAATCAACTACACTAACTATTTCAATAATATTAGTGTCAATAATATCTACTGTAGGAAAACGCTCAGGATTACCAAATGTTATACTAGTAGAGGTTAAAGTTCCTGCTGATGCTTTAACTGTTTTCTTTAATAAATAAAATTGAGGATTCTGAAAAACATCAGTAGAATAAACTGAGATTTCTGTTTCAGAGCCAGGTGTAGATCTTGAAAAGTCTAATTTTTCATTTATAAAGAATTGAACATTAGAATCTAAATTTGATGATACTTTACCTCCTTCTTCTAAAATTAAAGCATAATTAAAATCAGGTTCATATTGACCTGAGGCTATAGTTGAAGGTACTACTTGATAAACTGATAATAATACAGAAGCAGCTTTAGTTACCTTAGGTTGGTAACCAAAAGTGTAAGCTTGAGCTAATAAATTTTTTCTTTGTTTAGCAAATTGAAGAAAATTCTCTTGTATTTGATTATCAATATAAAATGATAAAACATCCCCTACATAAGATGCCATTTCAATAAGCATCATACCAGGTGAAGCCTCATTAAAATCATTATAAGTATTTGGATAGTAAGTTTGAGCAAAATTTATTAATTGAGCTTTTAAACTATCAAAATCTTTATTTAAGTATTGTACGGTCTTTGAATTAGCCATTATTAATTATTGAAATTTATTGTAATTTCGTCTTGCATATTAGTATTCTTTATTGAATAACTAAAATAAATTTGTATTAAATTTTGATCAGGTGAAGCATTAACATTCAAATCATTTAATTGAATTTGAGGGAAATAATCACCTAAACCAAATTTTATAATGTCTTCTAAATTTTCTGCGGTATTATTTGTAATTTGTTCAAATAGTTGTTCTCTAATACCCGCTCCCATATTAGGATTCATTAGTCTTTCTCTTTTACCTGTTAGAAAGAAATTTAAAATATTAGATTTAACAGCATCTTTAGTAGTGTAAGTTATATTTAATCCTGTAGGACCATCAAATGGTACTTTAATACCTACACCTTTACTAGGTTGTAAGTCTAAAGGATTAATATTAATTACATTATAAGCCATTATAATTTACCGTTTTCTTTTAATTTACCCATTAATCCTGTAAAATCAGGTACAGCATCTATTCTTACATCATTGATATCATGCACAGGGGCATGTTTTGATATCATTTGATCTACCGATGATACTACAGGAGTATTCATACCTCCCATACCTGGCATTCCACCAACCCAACTTACAGCATCTTGCGCGTTATAACCACCGTTTATAGATCTCCATTCACCTTCGTTTGCAGTTTCATTTAATAAATCAAATATTGGATTTCCAGTAGATACAGGAGTTTTCTTTTCAGCTAAAATTTCTGAAAATTTAGGTTTGTAAGTAGACTCAGTTTTAACATGAGGTTTAAAGTTTTGAACTTGAGATTTTATTTCAGGTGTACTTGCTATGACTACCGCTTCAGTAAGGATACCTTTTAGTTCCTCCCTAATTACAGTTCTCATTTCTTCTCTGATTAATTTTCTTAAAGCTTCTAAATTCATAATTATAAATATTTAATAATACAACTTGTTTTTAATCTATGTCATCAGGAGTAACAGTGACATTATCTGGGTTGAATCCTAATTCATTCATATCATCTATTATTTGTTGATTAGTAGGAGCAGAGTTACCTTCATCACTAGTACCTACATTTCCTAATTTATCTACTTGATATTGACCTTCTTTTATTAAAACCTGATCATCAGAAGCAAAAGTAGGTGTACCTTCATAAACTGTAATTCCTCTTTGATCAGCAACTATTACTCTTCTTCGTAATAATTTTATTCCAGCGTCAACAACTTCTTCTTTAATAATATCAATTTCATATCCTCCATATAATGAAGGTAAAAGAGTATCTGTTTTAGCTGTAGGAAATAAATTATCTAAAGTAGTTAAATTATTTTCTAGAGAAGAGATAGCACTTTGTAAACTTTGCTCTAATAAAGGATCATTTGTATATGGACATGCTAAAAGATTTTTATATAAAATATTTAAACCTGTTAATAATCTTATAATTTCTTTTCTTATTCTTTGTATTTGAAGAATTATACTTTTACTTAAAAAATTAGATATCATTCTAATTACTTTACCATAATCATCAATATCAGCTTGGAATTTCGCCACTCTATCTGCTTTTGAAGTTAATGAACCTGTTGTTACTGCTATAACAGGAGAACCACCACCACCAACAGCTACAGGTATAGGAGCTATTTTTAATATTTTACATACAAATTTAAAGATTTTTATAAGAATATTTATTACCTTTAAAATAGTATTAATTAATTGAACCATTTTTTGAATTTGCAAAATAGCTTTATCTATAGCTTTTACTTGTCTTATAATAAAAGCTACACTTGAAGCAAATCGTTCAGGTCTAATAAAATCTCTTAATTTTTTATTTAACTCCTCAGCTTGATCTCCTATAGCTAAAGTAGCTATATTAATAGGACTCATAAAAGGTCTTAATTTATCAGCAAAAGATTTAATAAAAGATATTTGATTTAAAATAGTCTGTTTAGGATCAACTTTAGCATCAAGAGTATTACTTGTAGAGGTTAAAACTGAATTAATTTGATTAATAGTTTGTACTAAACCTTCTCCACCTGGAAATATTTCTACTAAATCTGGGGGAGGTATAATTTCTTCTAAAGATACTCTTATCTCTTCAATTGATGCTTGATATGATAATAATCTAGTTTTATATTGTTCTTCAGTTTCATTTTCTCTTTTAAAAGGATCTAATTTTTCTTCTTGTTTATTTATAAAATCTGTTACAGATTTAGCATATTTTAACATTTTATTTTCTAAAACTCCTCCTGGAGGTAAAGCTTTAGTTAAAATATATCCTAAAGGGTTACAAAAATCTATCTCATTAATTTTTCTGACAGCCTCATTAACTTTATTTAGGATATCTAATATCTTCTCCACAGCGTCATTTATACGCTTAGGAGCTGTTTTAGTTAAAATATCAGATAACCCGGTTGGTATAGCCATTATACAGTGTAATTTTGATTAGAGGTTATATCTTTTAATCGAGATTTAATTCTACCTACAGATTTACTTAAACTATCACTAGCTGTTATTATATTAGTTAAAAATACTCCATTACTATCTTGAGTACCATCTAATTGAGCCGCTAAAACTCTTAAAGCATCTAATATATCATCTAACATTATAGTTAATTGAGTACCTTTAACTAAAGGTTCTGTAGCACCTAAACCTAAATAAATTTCAGGGGCATTAACTATAACTGCCTCATCAGCATCAAAATTAATAGTACCCGCTGATGAAAAACCTATAGCTTTTTTACCAAATAAAAACACAGAATCATCCTTAGAATTAAGAATAACTCTACCTGAATTTATTATTATTTGTTCTCCTAAGTAAGGAAAGTCTGGTTTGTAGTCTGCCATTATTTAAGATTATCTGCTTGTTTAGGTGAAATATCAGGTGATGGGAAAAACGGATCAGGAATTTGTAATGCAGAATTAAATGCTGCTCCTACAGTTATATCAAAAGATTTTAAATTTTTAGAAGCAAGTTCTAAAGGTATATCTTGACCTGATGACATATAAATTGAGGATCCATCTTTATTAATATCTTCGTAAATTGGAACCCATGGTGCTGAGGTGTTTTGCTCTTTAGTTTGCCCATTACGTATAATAGTAATAGGTGATCCTAATTCACCCTGAGCACTCCATGAATTAGTTGGTAATTTCTTAGCTGTTGTTGATGAAAATCTAATAGATTGTCCCCATCTTCCTTCAACCATAATATCTCCCTCTTCTGGAAGTAATGTTCTAATACCTGATTTTTCTTTAAAAGAATTACCAAATTTTAAAACATCAGTATTAGGAGAGGTTGATGTTGTACTACCTTCTTCTACTTGCTGAATAGAATTATCATTCTTTTTATTAATTTTTTTATTAAAATTAAGTATATCAGGGAAAGCATTATGGTGAATACTATTCCATAAACCTATAGTAGTTAAATAATAATAAGTTTTAGATTGAGGGTCAGAATTTAAACCATCAGAAGGTGCTTGTAAAATTAATACAATTTCTTGTAAAATAGGATATTGTATTATATTAGTAAAAAGTGGTTTTGCAATTAATTGAGAGGGTTTATCATCATCAGTAGTAGTTCCTAATTGAGTAAACTTAATAGAACCTAACCCTGACCAACCACCTGCATCATTAAAAAAATTTTCAGTTACAGTATTAGTTGATAATAAAATATCATTAACTCTAGCAAAGAAAAAAGTATTACCACTACTTCCTCCTCCTTTAGAATTACTAGATACAGTGGTTTGTAAACTAGGATATAAACTGCTCATTTTCTATTTTAGGTAATTCTTCTTTTACTTGAGCATCTAACTCATTCATTGACTGGAATAACATTTCTTTATCTGAATCTGATAATAATAAATCATCTGATCCTTGATTAGAATTCATTGCACGTTGTACAATACCTGCCATTTTAATTAGTAAGTCATCATTCTTTACAGATACATCTAAGTAATCCTTAATTAAAGGGACAATAATAACCGCGTCACCAGCTGAGTTGATGAATGGTTTTAAATTGTCTATTAAATTTCTAATTTCTTTTTCCTTATTAGAGGAATTAGTATGTATCTCTTTTAGTAAATCTGCAAAAGTCTTCTTACCAAAGAGTGTTATGGTATTAAAATCCATGATATATTTTTATTATAAATATAAATTAAATAAAAATTTCTTAATAGTTTAACCCAACATAACCATAATCTAGGTATTGGTTTAATAATCTAAGATATACTTTCTTTAAACTTTTTATTACTTTAGTTATTTGAGGAGTATCTTGATTAGTCATCTCTCTAATATAAATGTAAATTCCTTTCTTATTAAAAATGTCTAAATCTTCTCTTCGTTTAAATAACTCCATAATAGCGTCAGTTGTCTTAGCATCTTCTTTATCAGGGAATATTCTAAATAAATGAATATCCATATATTTAATAAACTGTTCTATAAAATAATTCTCACTAACTAAAGGATCATCTGTAGGTGTAGAAGAGTTTAAAATATTGATTACAATTGTTTTATCTTCATCAATAGCGTCTACACCAGCTTTACCTTTTAGCTTCTCATAATTCTTATTATTATAAAGAATTAAATAACGTTTAGCAATAGTACCAAAATAAGAATAAGCTTTACCTTTGGATTGATTATAGAGATGCAGTTTTTCAAGGAGAAAGGCTGTAACTTCATGTTGAAGCTCAGCTATTGTTTCTACTTCTGTATAATAAAATTTAAAAGTGTGAATTATATTTTCTGTTAATTTATGAAAAGCATATTTTATTCTTTCATTATAAATCTTATTTCGGGTGTAATGATCTGTGGCGGTTAAATACTCTACAATTGCGTCCTCAGTGTCCTGAGTGAAATACATTTTTTTAGTTTTAGGCTTTCTTTTCCTTACTGTACCTTTTTTAGTATATTGTACTTCTGTTTCTTCTTGAGGGACATGAAGTATCTTAATTTCTGAACTTAATACTTCCATGTTATTTTATAAATTTGATATAATCAGATAAAGCCTCTTGTATTGTTTTTAAATTATTAAAGAAGAAACCTACCTCATCATCTGATTGAAATAACTGTTTTGAATCAATTTCTTTAATTTTCAATTCAGATTGTTTAACTAATTCATAAAAATCAGTTATATATCTTTCTTGTACATCAATCATTGATTCAAGTTTTTCAACTTTCTTCATTAAATTCCAAATTATATAGCCTATTACACCAACAAGTATTACTATTACGTTAATTAAAATAATTGTTTCCATATTATATATTGTTTAAAAGATTAGCAAAAGGAGCGTCAGGATTTGATAATTTAGGAGCTTTAATAGAAAATTTATTAGCAGGTTGTAATTTTACTTCTACTTTTTTATCTCCTTTAAATTTAGGTAAATAATCAGTTTCCCATTCAATACGCGCCGCCATCATATCAGCTTGATGTAAGATATAAGGTAAAGCAGTTCTTGGTTTTAATTCTGGCATATAACCCATAAGATATTTTTTATTACCTTCATCATATAAACCATCATGAGTTTGAATAGCGATCATTTCATTAAAAGTATATTTAATATCGTTAGACATAAGTAAAAACAGCGATCTATCAGGAACCGACGCAAATGCTAACTTAGTATTAAACATGTAGTCTTCACCTAATTTATCCTTTCTCCACGCGTCTGTCTGTGGTATGTAAGCTTCATTCTCATCATCTCCCATTTTACCTAAATCATGGTTAATAGCTGAGAATACTAATTCTTCTAAAGTGTAAGTTGAAGTATCACAACCCATTTCTGTCCATAAAGAATGCAATTTTCTTGCACCTAAAACTACACGATTAACATGATCCACATATCCTCCTGGGAATGCTGAATGATATTCTTTTTTATTAGATGCTGGCATCATCATAATACGTTCTTGATACTTAGTGTAGAAAGTCTTAAGTTGTGAACGTCTTGGTTCTGAGATATAAGTATCTATATTAGATATAAATAAATCCCAATTAGCTGATATTTGATCTGCTGATAATTTAATTGTCATATGTTTCTTTAATATTAATTAATAACTGATTGATTGTATCGAAAACTCGAATTGACGTGGAATGTAATAAAGAAGTTCCGGGTAGCCAAGCTATTTGCTGAGGTATTTTATCTTGTCTAAGAGAAACCATAGGGTAAACAGGACATTTATATATATCCTCTATTTTATCTCCCAACTCATCGTTGTCTGAGATATTGATGTAAGTGAAAGGGATGTTCATTACCCCTAATCCATTCTTTAATTCGCGGCAATAATCACAACCCTCGATGCCATATACTACCATTTCCCATTTTCTCATTTTTCTATCTTTTATATATTATAGTTTTATCTTCTTCCGTGCTCCTAATATAATAAATTAAAAACTGCAAGCCAAGCCTTTTGTGTGAAGTCTTCAAAAGAGGTTAATTTTCTTGAATATCTGATAAAGATGTGGTATTAAGTGGGTGCTCTTCACCCTCATGTATATCGTTTGAAGTGTCTAATAAGTGTTTAATATAGTTGATTTTATCCTTTAATTGTGGTCCTAATACACCTTGATAAGGAGAAATAGTTTCTACTATATCTAATAAGTCTTTTAAAATATCTTCTTTTTGATTTTGTGGAATTTCATTTTCACCTTCAAGAATTCCTTCTAGATTAGAAGTAAATGAATTCATAACTTCTTCCATTTGGGAAATTAAAAAATTCTCAAAATTATTGCTCATAATCATTTTTTTCTGGGTTTAATAAATAATAAATTACAATAGGGTAAATAAAAATAACAGTAAATATCTCTCCAGTAGTGAATTCATTTTCAGTTTTAGTTGCAAAAGCAAATAATCCTGCGAATAAAGTAAAAATACATCCTAAAATTAAATAAAATTTTAAAAAAGTAAAAAGTAAAATTAAAATAAATTCTAACATAATAATAAGTTTTTAATTAATAATAAATTGGTGGGTTGGTACTAAACTCAAAACCCATTTTCTCTATAGTAGAAATTGCTTCTTCTAAACTTACAGAAAAAAACTCTCTAGATGAACCTTGATGTGAACTTAATCTTAAAGTAGCTAATTCTTGATGAACTAAATTTTCAACTAAAAAATCATCACTAACAGGTAAGGCATACTTTAGCTCCCATTCGGAAACCACTCCTGCGTTATTAATTTGTTTTATTCTTTCTTGTGGATTAACAGCTTTTCCTATTTTGCAAACTCCGGGGTAAGCTATATTGGTTAATACGTATACATATTTTCCTTTAGTAAAAGAACGATCAAGCTGTTCCCTACCCGCACGCGTCTTGCCATACATATATACCCAAGAAACAGTACCTTCCTCACCTTCCTCTTTAAATTTATATTCAATAGTATAATCAAAATTAACAAATGAAGCTAATTTATGAGAAGGAATTTTATGGTAACGTGAAGCTAATTCATCCCAATTGTTTTTCCAAATACTAAAATTAGGAAGTTTATTTAGAGGAGATGAAACTCTATTAGTAGCGTAAATCTCTATATCAGAACGAGCTTCTAATATAAGTGCTTTATGAATTGAAATTACCTCAGACATTATTGCTCAAATTTAACAGTTAATTTATATAAACGCTCCTGAGTGGGACCCGAAAAATCAGAATTAAATAAAACTCGAATGTATATATCAGCTGTTTTACCAATCATACCCTGATGAAAAGGCATTTGTTGAACTGGATTATAATTGTATTTAGAGTAAGTTTGGAGCATTGTTTTCGCAGCCGGGTGATTAAAGTTGAAGTACCTGTTAATCTCATACCCGGCTAAATTAGAAACACTAGTGTCACCTACTATTTGAGGTAAAGTATATGTACCATTACCTATTGGAATTGGATTTGTTAAGTTATTATTGGAAAAAACTCCTAAATATGAATATAATGGAAACGTCCATGTAATACCTGATGGTGTGTAAAAGAAATTTGAATCATAACCCGTTTCAATTAATGGCACTCCATTTACTACATACTCTGGATCTAATTGATCTGTTTGACCTTTAATTCTAAAGTAATGTAAACCTGACCATTTAACATGCCATACACCCTGAGCATCTTGATACGAACCTGGATTTTGTATTACATCTATATAAAATGATGCGTCACAATTTCCATCTACACATGGGCAATTATCTCTTATGTCTTCTGGAGTACATGAGATAAAACTAATTCCTAAAAGAATTACTAAGAAAAGATTTTTTAATTTTAACATAACCTATTTGTTTTTATTATTATTATGTAACAATATACGAAACAGAAATTGGGAAGCCAAACCACTCCCCATTTATTTTGTATATACTTTTTTATTTGGTAAAATCTTTTTAAGATCTCTTTTTTTAACCCTTATGAATCTTATATCAAAGGGGTTATTTGAAACTCATATATATTTGTATATACAAGGGGGTTGGGTAAAGAGTGTTTTCGATCTCTTATCACCATAATCTTGTCCTGTGATCCCGCGGATCCGTCGATGGACAGCAACGACGCGTGGCTATACGTTTTTAATCCATTACCGAACGGGTCCGAACTGTAAGGATACAAAATCATTCTTTTCTAATCCCAATCTAAATCTTCTTCGTCCACGGGCGTATCTTCATACATTCCGTCATTAAGGTCGTCAACTGCGATATCTAGGTGCGTAACTGCGTTTTCCAGCTGAGATTTGACATTATTGTCTATCTCGTTATATAATTCGTCATTATCGATATAGTCCATTATTCGGTCCATATCCTCAAGTAATTCGTTTAGACGGGTGCTTAACCCACTTAGTTGTTTAGTTATGTTCATTGCTATAGATTTTCTCTATAACTATGCAGGGGATTTACTCCCCTACAGTTTCCTCAAACAATATTAGGTCCTCAAACCTGTATTTAACCACTACTTTCTTTTTCATTACGTAAGTAAATCCAGTAAACGATTTTGACCCCACTGTTGGAGCGTTACACTCATAATCATTTAATACTATTCTATTGTCTAATGATGATCTTGATTGTCTCATTATACAACCCTCATTCCTATCACTTTTATAATAGCTATAGGTGTTAGCACCCTTATAAGTCGGAGCCCCAATTGTAAAACACTTACCCGATAAAAATTCTTGCTTTGTCATAACGTTTTATTTTTTTAATTATGCTATAATATACGAAGCAATTTTCCAATAGCCAAACAAAATTTAAGTAGGGGCCCCGGGGGAGTGGGGCCGCGTCTACTTTAGGTTCACAACATGGCAGCGTTTAAAACCCTTTTTTAATTTAATTTATAAAACCTTTTTAACTAAGCCAAACATTTTAACATTTATTTTTCAGGGTATAATCAGCGTTTTAAAACATTATTTAGGGTAAGGTATATACTCCTCTGTTCGAGTAAGGCTTGGCCTTCCACCTCAATGAAGTCACGTACCCTGCCCTAGTATCTCCACATCCCATATAATCTATTTTCCACATACTATACTATCCCTATATCCCAATATCCATATCCCATTACTTGTTAGGGTATATTAATTCCAATTTGTCACATTATGTGAGGGGTGAAACGGGTGAGGAAATGATCGTTTCCCCGGTGAGTATTTCATCTACTTTTACCCATGTCTCTTTCTCCGTATGATAGAATATTATTGGTTTCATATACTGAATTTTATTCGTTGCTCACTTCTCTTATTTTGTCATACAATCTCTCTTTCAATTCACCCAATGCTTCACTTATCATGTCTCCATCTTCTATTACATCGTTTTCCACTAATTGTAATTCTAATCTTTCTAACCTAATGAACATTAACTCTAATTCTGTAACTTGATTTTCCATAACAATTTATCTTTTTAATTATACCTTAATATACGAATAATATTTTTAAAGGCCAAATATTAATTTGCCCAATCATATATTTTAGATTTGGCGTACCAAGCTAATCCTTCACAAGATGTATAAGCTAAATCTTCTAAATCTTCAATTGTATCATCTTTACCCATATAACCTTCACTGATCATATTTTGTAATGCTTTTTCTAATACCTCTAATTCAATACCAAATCTACTTTCCATAACATATTATTTTTAATTATTATACTATAATATACGAAATATAATTTTAAAAGCCAAATATTAATCCCAACATGGTAAACACCATAATCTATATTTTTCAATAGCCCCGGCTTCACTATCCGCCCATATTTCAAATCCATCAACAATATATAATTTCTCTTTCATAATATGTTATTCAAAACTTAATTCAATTACCAAACACTCATCCCCTGATTCAATAGATTGACCCTCTTCTAAATTAGCTTCATCCACCTCAAATACTTCGTCCACATAAACATCTTGAGCTCTTAAAGGTAATTCATAATTCCAATTTGAAGGATCAATATATTTAATAACTACTTCTAAATTTTGATCTTGTTCACTTAAAAACTTAATTAAATCTTTTACTTTCATAACAATTTATCTTTTTAATTATACCTTAATATACGAATAATAATCTTAAAAGCCAAATATTAAAAATCGGATAATAACATTTCGTCAATTTTACCTCTTAACTCCTTTAACATTTCACTTGTTAATTTAGTTCTATTAAAAGACTCAATATGTAAGTAAGCATCTAATTTTCTAATCACTTCATATTTCTCATTTACTAAAGCATTTTCGGTATTCATTTCTTCTTGTGTCATAACTCTATATTTTTAATTATACTATAATATACGAAATATATATATAGGAGCCAAATAATATGGGGGCCGAAGCCCCTTTTTATTATTCAAACATTACCCATTTTTCATCCTTAGTATAAACATAACCATATTGTTCATATCCGGATTTTAAAAATGAATCTAATGAGCTATCTTCTCTTGCTTCTCGTTTTTCTTCACCTCTATCTCTATGGTAAGCTACTGTAACACCTTCTTTTCTATTATCAAAAGAGTGTTCATCCATTGTTGCTACATGTTCTCCTAAAATACTAATGTCACCTAAATTGATTAACATTCTTAATTTTTGTCTATTGGAGTAATGTTCTTCTAAAGTTGCCCCTACACCATCTGGGTAACCATCCCCATGACAATAAATTGAACTAATTGTACCATTTTCATTTTCGATTCCGATTCTTGATCTTGTTGCCATAACATTTTATATTTTTAATTATTATACTATAATATACGAATTTAATTTAATAAAGCCAAATTATATTATTTAATCATATTATCAATACGGGCGTTTGAAATTTCTAATTCTAAGAAAATAAATCTTTCTAATTCAGCCTCCAAATCAGCTCCAATTTCATAATCTTTTTCACCTCTTATTTTATGGATAATAACACTAAAATCTCTTCTACTTAAATCAAATAAGTATTCTACTCCATCTTTCATTACCCCAAAAGTAAAATAACCATGACCTTCATCATCACAAAAATCAGTACTTACTTCAAAATTCTTTTGTACCATTTCAATTACATGAACTGTATTTAATCTTAATCTTTCTTTCTTTGTCATAACTTTATATTTTTAATTATACCCTAATATACGAAGCTGACTTATAAAAGCCAAATATTATTCAAAAAGTATAATATCAAAAAATCCAGAATTATGAAATAAATTAGGACATATAATTCCATTAGGTAATACTCCCGTTTCAGAAATTAGAATTTCATTAATTCTATTAAAACCATCTATATCTTTTACCTTAGCTACTTCTTTGGCATCCCAAATAGTTAAAATACCATTACCAATTTCAAAATCTTCACATATGTAAACTGAATGTAAACTCATAACTTTATATTTTTAATTTAAACTTAAACCCATTGAGGCCATTTTTACAACTAATTCTTGAGGGTTGAATGACATATGAGTTACCCCTCCAATTTCTACTTCCCAATAAATAACTCCTAACAATACTATTTTTTTCATAACATTTAATTTTTAATTATACTTTAATATACGAAGCTGACCTATAAAAGCCAAATTTTAATAAAATAAGGCATTCCAAGTTAAATAAGAAGGTTGTTTACTTACTTTACCCCCTTGTTTATTATAGGCTTCTACACTAATTACAGTACAAACATTCCCACAATCACTTACTTCTAATAATTTACTCCTTAAAGTTGGAGAGTGATTATCACTAAATTCTCTACCTATAGCTTGTCTTAAATCAAATATTTTAAAAGACCCATTTGCTTCATCTTGCAATTTAAAACTCATCATAACATTTTATTTTTTAATTATACTTAAATATACGAATTATAATTTAGAAAGCCAAAGCCCCTTAATAAGGAGCTTTAACAAAATATAATTAAAATAATAAGTGGTTATGAGGCACTTATATAACTTGGTAAATGATTTTTTCAACATTTACACCTTCTTCTCTTGATTCTCTTCCTTTCTCCCACTCAAATACAGCAGTTGCTTTTTTACCTGATTTAGAAACTTCAATTAATTTTAAAGATACAACTCTTGGTTCATAATTATGTTTCAAAGTAATGCATCTTGATTTTTCAAATTGGATTCCTTCTCCAAATAATTCAATTCTTTTTACTTGTTTTTGGATTTCTCTAATTTGGTTATTTAAGTCTCTAATAGAATTTCCAACAACACCCATTTTACCATAAACTTCATTAAATTCTTCTTTGAATTTATTTGAAACATCATTAGCTGTATCAACAATAAGTCCTTGTTGGTCTTCTAAAATTTCAGCTACTCTTCCTAATAATTGTAATCTTTTTAACTCCCAAGTATTTTCTCCTTTAGTAGAAGTTGTGTAATAAGATAAATCAGCCCCATCATATTTTTTACCCTCACTTGAGTATCTTTCTCTTAAATAAATACTAAATAATTCTTTTTGATAAGTGTAATCAGGGTGATCAGTTTTAAAATAAATAGAGTCTCTTTTAACTTCAATATTAACACCATATTTAAAATTTTCAAAAAATGGTAATAAAGAATCACTCAATGCTTGTTGTTCTCTAACATAGATATTAGATCTTGCATCTTTTAAATCTTGTTCTAAATTTAAGAAATTTGTTTTTTGTTCTTCTAACTTTACAATTTCCTGATTTAATGTTTCAATGTTTTTCATAACTTTTTATATTTTTAATTATACTATAATATACGAATTTAATATTTAGAAGCCAATTAATTATTAATTAGTTTAATTAACATTTCAGGGGTTTCAGTTATTTCAAACCCTCCATTATTGTGGGTTGTAACTCCAATTCTAGTATGTTCTACTTTTTCAACTCTACCATAATCTCTTTTTTCAGGCACTGTGTAAAAGTGTCCTATGGCTTCAACATTTAGATAAACTGATTTTTTATCAGATAAACTTGTAACTTTAATAATTTTCATAACATTTAATTTTTAATTATACTTTAATATACGAATTCAATTTAGGGGGGCCAAATTTTAATTAATTGGCCACACCATCATTGTACCCGGATCATTCCAACTAAACCACCACCCTCTTTTATTAACAGCTTCGTTTAATTTTTTCTCTACTCCAAATGTGAATTTAGAACTATTATTATAATATTCAAATAAATCATCCATTTCTTCACCCCCAACCCAAATTCCACCTTCTTGACCTGAAAATTCTTCAGTTGTTCCAATAACATAAACACCTTCAATTTTTAGAAACTTAATCATTGCTTCTCTACTGTAACCTACTTTCTCGTTTTTCATAACATATTAATTTTTAATTATGCCCTAATATACGAAGTTAAACCCAAAAAGCCTAACATTTCTGTTAGGCTCTTTTTCGATAATTAAAAATAATAAATGGTTATGAGGCATTTATTAGAAGTCAGGGTAGGATTTGAACCTACTCCAGCTTTGCCATTAAAAGTCAGCCTTAATGTTACTTAACCTTGGGGAGGTGCTTCCAACCAATGGACTCCTGACTCTTTGTTTTTATCTTGTACTAGTGTTTTTACCATCTGCACTTCTGTACAATGTGTGAACTAATTCTTCTTTTAATTCACTTATTTTGCAATCTTGTACATGCCAACCTTGAAATTTTAAATCAGCAAATAAATTTTCTTTAGTTGTTCTAATTTGATTGAACTTTTCCTTTTTAGTATTAATTACTTGTAATATCATAACTCTCTATTTTTAATTATTATACTTTAATATACGAATCCTATTTAGGTTTTCCAAACTGTTTATAATATTCTTCAAACTCAGTTGTTTTGGGTTCGTTATAAACTTTTTCCAAGAATACTTTCTCTTGACCTTCTGCTTCAACTAATAAAGATAATACTCCTAAGTACAAACCTGAATCAAAGCTTCTAATATCTTCTCTTAATTTTTGAATTGGGGTTAATGTCATCTTATTTATTTTAATAGTAATTCAATTAATCTTGCAACCCCAAAACCAAAAGTCATTCCTGCTACAAAGTAACTAAAAGCTGGGTTTCTACCTCTATCTTTTGTTGCTTTGGCCGCGAATAAATTTAACCCACATAAAGAAAATTGTAATACAATTATTTCCATTTTTTATCTTATTTAACTTAATATACGATTTTATATTAGGGGAGCCAAGCTCCCCTTAATTTTAGTTAACTAAATACTCTTCAGCAATTTCCCATAACTTCATATTCATTTCAGTATCCATTGTAAAGTTTTTAACAGCTCTTGTTTTTCTTAATTTACCCTTGGCGTTTAAATAACCAAAACCCCCTTGAGTTAATTTTTCTTGTACACGATTTAGTACAACCCATAAATTGTCACCTTTATCTTCTTTACGTTCAGGTGTTAATAAATAATCAATTTCACTTTGAGGTAATGTTTTTTCTTCATTAAACCTAGCTTCAATTGCCTTATTTGCAAATTCATTTTGTTGCTCAGGTGTCATAATTACTTGAGAGAATTTATTCAAATTATCAACTACATCAGGTAATGTTTTAACTAAAGAACTAATATGGGTTCTTAAATCTTCAAAATTATAACCCATATGTCTCATTTTGAAACCTCCAAAATCTTTTGATTTAATTACTAAACCATTTTCACATACTAATCTGAATACTCCCATTTCAAATCTTACTGAAGTAGAACCGTCATGTGAATTAATTAATAATAAATTTGGGAATAAATCAGCTTCACCTGCTTCATTATTAATAACAATTTCAGGATTAAAAAACTGAATTAAGTGTTTACCCATTGCGCCTGATGATTTTCTAGCCTTAACTGTTTTCACTTGATATGGGAACCAACCTAACTTTTCCATATCTTCAACTATAGTATCAGTTGGAATGTGAACATACTTGTCAGTTAACTTAGAACTAACTTGATGATTGAATACTTGAGGTGCTAATGATTTTAACTCCTCTCTTGATAATTTTTTTAACTGTGTCATAACATTTATATTTTTTATTATTATACTTTAATATACGAAATCAATTTAGGGGAGCCAAACTTTACTTTAAGTCACTTTTTCTTACTTCCTCTATTAATACTAAAATGGTAGAAGTTGGTAAATTATATTTTTTTACTTCTGGTAACCAAATTAGTTCATTGGTTTTTAAATTTTTATTTTTTTCAATAATTTTAACTACTTCTTCTACTTGTGTCATAACATTTATATTTTTTATTATTATACTTTAATATACGAATTTAATTTAGGGGAGCCAAACTTTATTGTTGGTTAAAAATATTTAATATTTCAATTGGGCTTAATTGAGAAGCAACTGCATCATGTTTTTTATAAACAACTTCTTCATCAATTTTAAAACCCATTCTGAAGCTAATGTATGAACCACTTTCAAATTTAACCATTACAATTGGAAATTCAATATAATTACTTCTATAATTTTTATAGTAATCTTTACCTACTGTAATTTCAGCTTTTGGAAATAAATTTTTGTATTTTTCAATAGTATAATTAATAACAGCTTTTTCACGATTAGCACTATCATACTCATTTTGAGCTTTACTATTATTTTCTAATAGTTTTTCATATAATGATTTCGGTTTGTAAGCTCTATATTGTGGGGTGATAGAACTACATTGAAGTTTATTTAATTCTTTACCAACATATGATTTTTGAGTTACAATTTTATTTTCTCTAGAATCATATTTTTTATATAAAATTGAAATATTACCATCTACTGTTTCATAAGTAATATCAGTTTTAAAATTACCATCACAATAAAATTCTTTTACTTCTGTTACAATTTTAGTTTTAATAGTGTTTTCATAATCAACACCTTTAATAAAACCACCTTCATTTAATAATATTTCAATAGCATTACTATTTTTAATATTATTTTGAATAATATTTTTTTGGTTTTGAATAAATGAGTCAACACGCTCCTGTTGAGCAACTGTTAACATTCCGAAATCTAATTCTAATTGTGTTTCTTGATTTGTCATAACATTTTATTTTTAATTATTAATATGATTTAATATACGAAGCATACCCCGGAGAGCCAAACATTACAATAAAAGAAGGACCTTTATGGTCCTTGTTTTTATGTTTATCTTTTCTAGTGTAAGTTTTTTTAGATTTTTGAACCATATGCTTTGAAGCAGCCCATCTTTCTTGTAAGGTAAATTGTACAGTTTTCATTTCATTTCATTTATACCTAAATATACGAAAAGATATTTGAAAAGCAAAACTTACTTAACCCCTTTACTCTTGTAATGATCAGCTTTACTAAATTTAGTTGACTGTTGTTCTTTTTTTACTTTAGGTTGTCCTAATGTTGGTAACCACTGAATTAATTGTTCGTAGTTTGTTTTGGCGCTGTTTTTGCTCATATTATTCTATATTTGATGTTCCTGTTGGTTCTTCGTATTTAGCATCTACTAACTCCGATCTAATTTCTTTAATCTCCTTTATATTCTCTACTCCTACATTTTTAATGGCATTAGGTATAGTTTTATAAAGAGACGGGTGTGCTTTTCCTGATTTTAATATAACTTGATAGTAACTCATTATTTTGAACTTGAATTTTTAAATAATATTCCGAATAAGAAATTAATTCCTAATGCTTGCCAAAATGTAATTGGATTTATTCCATCTACTGCCCCCACAAGTGAATAGTTCCATAATAATTGCACAGGCCATGCTAATACAATTGCACCTAATGCTAATAATGCTACTGCTGTTAATATTGCTCCTAATTTCTCCATTTATATTTATTTTTTATTTAATTTAATATACTAATTGATCTCCGGGTCTCCTAACACTTTTGTAATTATGACTTGCTATTTTATTAGCTTCTACTAATGACTTGTTAGCTCTTTTATTAGTTCCATAATGGAATACAACTCCTTTATATTCTTCTCCATTAATTCTCCTCTTACCATTAAAACTTCTGAATTCTCTACTTGTAACTCTATACCACCCATCTAAATTAGGCATCCAAACTTCTAAATTAGAGGCTGTATTAAAGTCATAAGTTAGTTTTTCAAGATTGCCTGTTTTCTCCATCTTATTATAAATTTGATTTTATAATTTTATTAATTTCATCAATATGTTTATCCTGAATTAGTAATTGTTTTTCATACATAGAAATTAATTTATCTCTATCAGCCACCATTGATTTTAAAATCTCAACTTGAGTTTTATAGTTTTCAATTAATTTATTATTAATTTCATCTATACTTAATTCACTTAATTCTTTACTCATAATTTTTATATTTTAATTATGTCTTAATATACGAATCCAATTCTAGAGAGCCAAGTTTAACAACGCGAGAGGTTTTAAAACAATACAGCATATCATCCCCTATTTGCTCGTAAGTTAAATCATTTATTGTCCTAATTTTACCATGATTCTTGACGGTTCTTATTGATTTTAATGTAGGAGATGTATCTTCACAATAAAATCTTCTATAAGGTTTTCTACTCATAATTTAATTCTTGTTATTTCATAAAAAGGATTTTCATGACTGTAGTACCATTCATTTATCATAAAATTATAATCTTCAAATAACTTATGATATAAATGAGATGAAACATTTTCAGGTGCTTCATTTATGGTTTCATAAAAATATTTTAAAAGAGATTTTGGGATTATATAAAAATTATCATCTACTAAATCAGAATCATTACCACTTCTATTTCCACAAAGGAAATTTATTTTATTATAATCAATATTAAATAAATCAAATCCTCCTTTAAACTCTAAATCATATCTTGTTAGAAGAATTAAATCAGAATCTTTATCATTATCCAATATCAATTTAACTGTGTTTTTAAAAATAGTATTCCTTTTTATTAAGGGATTTGAAGATGAATTATCTACTTCTTTAAATAAGATATTAGAAAAATTATAATTAGATAATAATTCATTTTCAATATCAGAATAATAAGTAGCTGAATAATATTTAGTTTGGAATTTAGAGTATATTAAATTAGATTGGTTAGTGTAAGTTTTTCTATAATCTACTCCATTTCTCCAACCCATCCAATGATTCAATTCATTTATATAATGTATTCCAAATAATCCTATTGCTAATTTCATCTTCTATTCATAACTGTTTCTATCAATTTGAATCACTTTTGGAAAACGTAATGAATTATCAGTTGTTTTCTCAAAATATTTTACAGTTGCTTTTTTACCTATTAAACTATCTTTAATTTCAAATAATTCTTCTAAATAACTCATTGTACCATTTATAGTACAATCAACTTGAATCCCATTAACATCTACTTTTAAAGTTGCTAATTTACCTGAAAATTTACCTACACCCTCAGCGTAACCAATGATATCAAACTCCTCATCAAAAAATGTTTTATGTTTTAATAAACCATTTGATCTTTTATTTTCATAAGGTGTATTTGGATCTCTTAATATTTGGCCTTCAAAACCTTGTTCAATGTAATGTTGAAGTTGTTCCATAACATGTTTTTCATCAGGCAATTGATAAGTTGTAACTACTCTGTATAAAGGATAATAAACATTATATCTACTTTCTAACTCTTTTAATAAATTTCTTCTATCTTCATAGGTTAAATCTTCACCATCATATAAATCATAAGCCCAAAACTCAATATATTTAGCTGACATTTCTAAATCAGCTTGTGTGGGTTTTGTTTTTCTAACACATGAAATAATAGTATTAAAATCAACATCTCTATCTGAAGTATATAATTCACCGTCTAATACTAAGTCGGGTTGATTATCAAAGATATGTTTTAAATATTCATATATGTGAGGTGCGGATATAATCTCTTTACCATTTCTTGTCCACATACCATCTGATTTAATAATACATCTGATACCATCTAATTTAGGTTGAGAAAGTATAGGAAATTTAATTTTGTCTTTTCTCTTATCATAGTCTTGAGCTAACATAGGTTGAAAGAATACTTTCTTATCACAGTCATTTATATCTTCCCAATAACCTAAATCTTTACGTTTAGTATGAAGTGCATTAGCTTCAAATAAGGCTTGTTCTTCAGCTGTTGTTGAATTCTTTTTACCTATATTTTTGGGAGTACATTCAGTCCAATCACCTGTAAACATCTTCATACCTACAAACCCAGTTGTAGTTCTAAATTTATTTCCTTCAACTTCAATTTGCCATTGGTTGATATGTTCTTTACTATTTGAACGCTTATATAAAATTGGTAATATCATAACTTTTATTTTTATTTATACCTTAATATACGAAGTGTTTTCTAGTTTTCCAAACATTTCCTACGGTAAGAATTTATTATCAACTTCATCCCATTTACTCTTAGGACAAGCTCCTTTAACAGGTGAAAATATTTTAGCTTTTAAAGCACACCCACACTCACCACAATGTATGATAGGAATGGTATTTTTAAATTCACATTCATTACAAATTTGAATTCTTTCACTTGCTAATTCAGATTGTTCTTGTGTTGGGTCAAATGCTATAGCCCATGCTGTAAAAATTTCTTGTATCTTATTCATATGAATTTTATCCAATAAGTTGTTTCAACTGTTCTGCTCCCATATTCCCAGATTGTTTTTTAACAACCTGACCGTTTTCTAAAACCACAGTTGTTGGTACTCCTCTAATACCCATTTCAGTTATTCTTGGATCTGTTGAATCAACATCTACTGTTTCAAATTGTACTCCTGATACCTCATTAGCCACTCTTTCAAATGTTGGGGCATATACTTTACATGGGCCGCACCAAGCGGCTGTAAATCTAATTACTTGTTTCATATTCTATTTCTTGTATTGTTTCTACTATTAAAAATCTGTCATGTTGTTTTAAGACATGGTCGCCACCTAAATGATCGCGCCATGCCCTTAAAACCTCCATATTAAAAGACCCATCCTTATTTTTAAAATTATGTTCGGGCATGTTTCTAAGCACCAAATATAATTTATCATTATGTTTATAAAGGTAATTCATTTGTGGCGTATATATGTATCTAAGGATGGGGTGTGCTTCAAAAAGCTTTTATTCAATTACTTGTAAAATCTTTGTTTCTCTAACACTTTTTACTTGAAAATCTACTTGTGAACCTTCATCTTCAAACATTTTTGTTACTTTAACTTCTGCATCTGTTACCGAAACAGCATCTACTAAATATAACTCTCTGTTTTTTGTTTGTTTACCTTTTTCACTCATGTCAAGGATTTCTACTGTTGCTTGAAAATAACTCATTTCTTTTTAATTTTAATTAATAAATTTCTAATTTGAGAGCATGTCTCGTATTCTTCTTGTTCTACAAAATATTCTAATCCTAATTCTAAAGCCTTAATCCACTCTGTGGAGTAAATAGTTAAGACTATATTATCAAATTCTATATCACCTTCAAAGTCTATATTGAAAAGATCTATATCACTAAACTTTTTATTCTTATTCCATTCATATCTTAAGAATTTAAAAGTATGAAGGTGTATGTCACGAGCTTGTTGTTCATTGAACTCCATTAGTTCATCTAAGTCTCTAAATTTAAGTTGTTTAGCCTTCATCTATTTAAGTTTAGCGTTTTTTCTTACTTTAGGCCTGTCTTCAGGATAGAAACCATACCATATTTCATTTATTTCACTTTCTAATGCTTCTATTTCTAATTTATCAGTTTTAGTAATTCGTTTTTTACGTTCATTACCTTTTACTTCATATTGAGATAACAATGATGCTAATTTATTTTCTAGTCTATCAAAAGTACTCCATTGTGGATCTTTAATTTCAACATTTAATGGTCCATTTGGGAATCGAGTTTTGTCCCAATTCCAAGTAAATGTTTCACCTGTATATTCTTTAAAATTCTGAGTGTACTGAAGTATTGGAGTATCATTTTCAGTTGGTCTTCCTCTATTTGGTGCTTTAGTCATAACATTTAATTTTAATTATACCTTAATATACGAAATCAAATTTGGGGAGCCTAATTTAATACAGAATATTTAGCATGAAGTATCTCTTTATAATCTATAATAACTAATTTAATTAAAGATAACTTTAGAGGTAATTGATTGTTTTTTAATAATTTCATTATAACAGATCTAATTTCAACTCTAGCATTAACATGTAATATAGGATCTATACCTTCAGGAACATACTTTATAATAGTATGGTCAATAAATTTATGTATGTACTCAGTTGTTATCATACTCATAAATATTACTTATATGATTTTACTTCTTTAATATGCTTACATTCTCTATCTTTAGCTCTCCAAAACCCAGGACAGTTACAAGTATATTTAAAACCATTTCGTTTAGTAACATACTCACCATCACCACTTGATGATTTGAATCTCCATGTATCAATTTCCTTTACTTGTTCTTGTTTTGATACTTTTTGTATCCAAGTAATATCACTCAACTCAGTGTTTGGATGACATGGTATCCAACCTGGTGTTATAAATTTTTTACCTTTTATGTTAGCTATACCAGGTGTTTGTCTTGATTCAATTTTGTATTTGAATACTTTTACAATAGATATTTTAGTTTGGGGTGAATCTATTGTATAACCACCTTTAGAGTAGGCTATAAAATCTTCCATAAACCCACATTTCCATTCATTTGATACTTGGTATAACATAACTTTTATTTTAATACTTAAATATATGAAGGCTCCCTACGGGAGCCAAACATTTTTTATATAGTGGGTGAGGATTTTATCCTAATTTTACTTCTAATTCTTTAACAGCGTTAATATACTCATCAGAAGCAACACCTTCTTGGTATTCAAGTATCCAACCTAAACCATTTTTTAATATTTCTATTTCTTCAGGTGTAAAGTTATATGTTCCTTCATTTACTACTTTTTTAACTTCATTTAATGAGTTCATAAAAGCATCATCTAAATCATCTTCAGTATAATCTGTTTCAATATCTGCACCACTTTTTGAATAAATGTATCCTATATCATCCATTTCATCCATATCATCGTATCCAACAATATATTTTACTTTTTTTCCATCTTCTGTGTGAAAACCATCAGCTAGACCTTTTTCACCATAGTTATCTTTATCTTTATAATAAGTAACTACTAAATCAGTTACATTTTCAGTTAATTTTCCTTCAGCTAGGAATTTTTTTAAGTTGAATGTATTTTCCATTTTTATGTTTTAATTTATATGCTATAAATATATAAAAGAAATATTAGATAGCCAAAACTATCTATTATAAGATACTAAATCATCATCCTCATTAATTTCATCATTACCTATTAATCCTAATGATTTAAAATGTTCATAAGTGTTATCATCCATTTCCCATTTTACCTCTTGTATTTTAGGAACGTCTTTATAATCTTCTATACCCTGAATTTGTTTAGCTGAAAATATGTCTCCAATAGTTAAGAAATAACAGTTGTAACATAAGAATTCTATATTATCTTTTTTCCAATTACGTTTATTATAATCTTTAAAACTTAATAATAATGGTACTCTATAATCTGATACTCGTTGTTCTTTAAACCCACAACATGAACATTCTTCAGGTAATATAGCCTCAGTTATTAGACGTTGCTTAAATTTATCTATACTATATGATTCAGTGTATAATTCACCTGATAATAGTTTTTGTAAGTCAGGTCCCTTACCATGGTTAGTTAAGAATTTAGGAATACCTTTACCAACTTGGTTTTTATGAGTTTCAAATAGAGTAGGGGAGTTAATGTCATTATCATCTAACCTATAAGATTTCATATATGGTTTAAGATGCTGATATGAACAATTTAAGTAACGAGCTGCTGCTCTAACACTTTTAGTCACCTTCATTGCTCTAAGTAAATCATCCTTAGAGAATATTTTAGCTGCTCTAGCCATATAACTTATTTTTCGTTTAAGAAAATAGGATTAATTTTTAGTAAGTAATTATATAACTCCTCAGAAGTTTTTAAGAACACTTCAGTTTCTACTCCTTCTTCATTAGTTTCAATTATACTATTTAAACTACCATCTAAATTAAGTCTTTCATATAAATAGTAAGTTATTATTTCATAAACATCACCACCCCACATTAACAACATTAACTTGTCTATAACTTCATAATATGACCCTTCATAGTCAAATAAATCAATAGCAAATTCTTCTTGCAATTTAACTGATTTGTTAAGAGAAATTTCGTATTGGGTTATTAAAGATATGAATAACGCCTTTTTCTTTAGAGCCTGATCACGTTTTTTCTTTCTTATTATAACTGGGGAGTTAAATAATTTATTGAATCCGGCTTCTAAGTTATGTTTTAATTCATCGTCCATCTTCTATATCTTTAATCAGTTTATTAACTTGAGTACACATTGAGTAGTCTTCAACTCTAACATAATATTCTAAAACTGATTTTAAAGCATGAACCCAATGAGTTTTAGGTATTAATATACTAGTTTCTACTTGAGTGATATCACATATAATAACCTCTTTCTTTTTAGTCTTTAAAGCACTTTTTATACTTGTAAAAACATTTTCAAATAATAACTTTTGTATTTTAGGGGCAAAAAGGGTATCCATGATACCCCTTAAGCTATAATCTATAAATACTATATTAGGAGTTTTCTTCATCTGCCGGAACTTCTTCTTCTGGATCGTTTTCAGGTGTGCTACCTAATACTTTATCTCTAATAAATGTAAATACTGAGTCTAATGGTATTTGAAAATTAGCTGCTTGTTTATCTGGAGCGTCTGTATCTCTATCAAATTCTAAACCATAATTAATGAATTTTTTAGATATAGTAGTTGCTAAACTGTTTTGTAATGTATCAATTTCTTCAGGTGTTAAGTTAGAAATTACCATACCCTCTTGATTAACAGGGAAGAATTTAACTTTAATACCTTTTTTACTTGGATTTTTATTTACATCAACTACCACTTTAAATTTTTCACCATTAAAGGTAGCGTTGTAATTTAATTCTCCTTCTTCTTTAAGTAAATCTTCACCTAAGAAGAATTCTTTTAATTTATAAGCCATAGTTTTATTTTAGTATAAATATTAGTTATTTTTAAGATATATTAAATCATTTTGATACTCAGCTAAATTATTAATTATTATTTTAAATATATCTAATTCAAATGAACCTACTTCACCACTTTCTTTTATAATTTCTGGTAGTTGTTGTATAATATTATAAGACTGTTGTGTAAATTGTTTCATATCAAACTCCACTATTATATCATTCTCTCCTTGGGGGTCATTATATTTAGTATTTAATATCCTCTTTTTTAAATCATATGAGGTGTTTTTATGACCATTTTCATAATATGAAGCAAATAATACTCCCATTTCATCATCAATATAAATTCTATCACACCATGGTTCAAATGTTTCTAATGCTTGTGAATTACAACTTTTAACTACAAATGCTATATTATATTTAGGAGCTATAATAGGATGTTGAAATTCATCATATTTAGGTTGTGTTCCCCATTTTCTAATAAATTCTCTAGTTTGGTTATAAGCTAAATTATTCCACTCATCTGATTTATGAGTTAAATCTTTAGTTTCACTTGCATGTTCAAATTGACCTCCTCTACAAGTTAAATGATAAACTAATGCCTCCCAACTCTGAATTAATTTGTACCCGTTTAATAAAAATCTATTAAATAAGTCTCTATCTTCACTGTGTGACTTCATAATAGGATCGTGTCCTCCTACATTATTAAAATCATCTTTATGTATTAACCAAGGAGCAAAAATACCATTTGTAATTAAATCTTTTTTATTTTGTTCTACAAATGTATTAAATTCATTTACCTTAAATCCATCTTTAATATCAGTTTCAGGCCATAATCCCAAATCTAAAACAATTTTAGCAGGGTCTGATGGATGTAGTGGGGGTTCAATTCTAGTGGCTGATATTACTGTTTTAGGCTTCCAATTTTTGTATAGAGCGGTATCAAACCCCTTACCCATAATCATATCAGCATGATATATTACTACAAAATCAGTTTCAGATTTCTCAACTAATAAATTATAAGCATTACCTATTCCAAATAACTCTGTAGATGAATTTTTAATATACTTGATATTATTTTCAGTACACCATTTTTCAGTTCCATCATTGTCTGCATCTATGAATACTAAAATATCATGTTCAACAGCTGAGTTTTGTTTAATATAGTAAACAGCGTGTTTTAAATACCTCAAATTATTTTTAGAGGTAATACAAAATGTAAATTTAGGTATATTATTTTCCATTAACTCCATCTATTATATGTCTATCCCAACCAATATGAGTAATATATGTTTCTAAAAATCTCATAGCAATCATTCCTTGTTTAGCATACTCAACTGAAATATCACATTCAAGAGTAACTCCTCCACTCTGTTCTGCAGGTGTTATTCTATCACATCCCTCATACCCATTAGGTAATTTTTTCCAATCTGATAATCTTTTTAATCCTGGGTTGAGACTAAATCCATTCCAAATACCTGTGTATTTAAGAAGGACACATTGTAATCCATCTATCTCATATACATCATTTTCCCATGGATGAGGAGCAGTAGTGTCATCAATTCCTCTTAACCATACTTGTAATATGTTTGGATCCTCTTCTAATACTTTCATTGAATCTTCAATAAATCCTTTCTTTAAAAATAACCAATCTTCTTCCATATGAAAGATATATTCAGTGTCTACTAAAGAATAAGCATAATCTATAGATTTGATTTGAAATAATTTAGGATCGTTATAAATAACTTCTATAGGAAAATCATATTTGTCTTTAATAAAATCATTACACCCAAAATTCATTCCATCATCAATAATAATAAAACGTTTAAGGGGATAAGTATTCATTTTGAAAAAACTATCTAAAGTTTGTTCTAATAAATCTGCTCTGTTACAAGCTGTTAGTACTACTGTTACTTCTTTCATAAAATTTATTTATTTCAATTGGAAAATTTGTGTGAGCTATTTTAGTAAACTCATCTTTTTTACTTATACTTGATATATATTTTTTTACAGTTTCATTAGGCCTGTGAGTATAACTTTCACCTATTATATGATTTTCTAATATAAATTGATATATATTTTCATTATTACGTCTTAATATATTACAGCATTCAGTTACATAAGTATCTTCTAAACCATAGTGACCTAAAGATTCAGGTATTCCTGTTCTACTTAATAAGTCTTTAGAAATTAGAGTAAACCAACCACCTGCAAATTTAAAGTTAGGAATAGTTTTTACTTCTACTTCACCTATATCAGGTAAAGTATCCTTATAAACATCAGCTATTAATTCATAATCTATAGGATGATTTAGAAATGATTTATTAACAAGTACATCCCAGGTGTTATCCCATTGTTTTACAAATTGAGGTGTAAGTATAAATAAATTAGTATTTGATTCTTTAATAGTCTTATATGCTTGGGTCATATAACTTAAAGTAGTATCTTTAAATATAAAATCACAATCTAGCCAAATAAAGAAATCAGCATTTGGATTATTTTCAAGACTATATCTTCTTTGAGAAACACATCCTAAAATATTTTCTTCATGTCCCCACATTAAATTCCATTCACACCAATCTAAAAATTTAGTAACTAATTCAGTAGTCCTTTCTTGAATATATTCTTTAGGCAATTTAGTTTTACCCCAATCTGTCAAATCATCTGATAGACACATTGTTATGTCTATTTTATATTGAGTGTCAGGATCTAAGTATATTGAGTTTCTTTTTAGGTTGTATAATGTTAAAGCTAAATCCTCTAATTCTTGTGGTAAAGCAAATATAGTTATAATTCCTTTCATATTATCTTATTAACCCTACATCAGCTTTATTTTCTAATGTAGGTAATTCTATTACTTTAATATTATTTTTTATTAGATGCCATTTAAGTAAATATTCATTTCTTAATGGTGAATCTTGACCCGGCCAGCCACCTGAGAGATGGTTGAGTATCTCTTCATCATTAGTCACATATGATATAACATTTGAAAACACTTGTGAGTAAACTATCATATCTTCTTGTTTGCCTAAAGCAAACACATCATAGTAACCTCTATGTTTAACTCTTATATCAGTGTTCCATTCAGGTAATATAATACCTTCTTTTGGGAACTCCAAATTAAATTTTGAATAATCTATATCAAATCTAGTTCTAACAATTAAATCATATTCACCTTTAATTAGCTGGAATGATTTATATATTGAATAGAACATGCTTAATGTATTATTTAATGGTTGTCTCCATATAGGGCATTTATAATCACTAGCATCAAATGTTATAGGTTGTTCTAAAATATATTTTTTAGGCTGGTATAAATCAATTAATTCTTTATAATTGTTTTTATTAAGATTATATTGATGGTTACCAAACCCAAAATTAGTAGACTCAAAATTATCAGTTTCCCAAGTATGAAAATAAACATCACAATCGTATTTATCTAAAAAATAAGTTTTTAAACTTTCATAACTTTGTTTAAAATTTCTAGGCTGGCCACTTATACAAATTGCTATTTTCATTTTTTATAATTTTCTATATAATCACTACAAATTCCTATACATTGTGTCACATCATCATTATAAATTTCAGGCATTACTGCTATTGATCGTTTTATAGGTTGTTTACCTGGATAAGCCCAAATAAATCCTTTAGATGTTAATGTTACTGTATCTTCTTCATGCCAAAAATAATTAAACCCACCAATAGTGTTAAACCATTCCATAGTCTCTATAGTTTTACAATGTATCCAAAGAGATTGTGATCTTTGACTTAGCCAAAGTTGACTTACACCATATTGAGGTTCATCATGTCCTAATAAAAAAATATCATCAGCCCCCCAAACATCAACCTCAACTTCATATCCTAAAGAAATAGCTTTATCAATATATTCAGGATTATTTTCTTTTCCTGGAATTTTTCCGTTTATGTTTCCTCTGTGTGAAATTAATATCATAATTTAGTATTTTTCTCCTATATATAATTTACGATCATCTCCTCGGTCCTCTAATCTATTTTCAGAAATTATTTCATGAAACATATGAATACCATAAGCTCTGTATTCACCACTAAAATATACTCCATTTTGTTTTAAACCATAAAATAAATTATGTGGCCCACCCCAAGTTGAATTCATATCAAATACTTGAGGATGGAATGCTATTTCTCTACCCATCTCTAAAGTATCATTTGATATAACATGTAAATTAAAATCATGAACATAATTATGAGATACATAGCTTATAGATGGATGATAATCCATTTCTCCATTAGGTGAGATCTCTTGGTTTGGTAAAGTGTTATTTGGATTGTCTCCTCCTCTATAATATGTTTCAAAATCTGAAGGAGTAAATTCTGGTAAGTTAAGTTTAGTTAAGACATTATCATAAGATATTTTTTGTTTAGCCCCTAAAGTAGGTAATGACCACATAAAATTATTATTCTTATGTTCTAAAAATACTTGATTAAAATTGTTTGAAACACAATAATCAGATTTTAACCAAAGAACTTTACCAGGTGTATGTTGAAGATTTAAAGATAAACCTATATCATACCAATTACGAATATCTTGAAGTAAGTTTTTCTTATTATGTTCTGGGTTGTAAGGGAAAATTGATATCTCCTGAATATAGTTTTTCTTATCATATTTAAAGATAAGTTCAATTAAATCATCATTAGATAACTCATGTTCATGAGTATTATATATAACAAAATTATCCCATATAATATCAGTATTTTGTAACGCTAATAAAGATTTTAAACTATAATCAGCATGTTTTAAATCTAATGTGGTGTGGGTGGTAAATATAACTGTATTCATATTTTTAAACTATTTGGGATATATTAAAAATACTCCAATCATCATTGAAATTATTGTACCATACCTTATTAAAAGCGTTAGCTACAACTTTATAAGGTTTTAATTCCTCTAAATTTAATATAGAGTAGTATTTTTTCATGTATTGTATATTACTGTCATTAAAATCTAATATTGTATTTTCACAAAAATCTATATATGATTTTCCTAATAATACTTCAACTGTGTCATTATACTCATAAAGATTTGAATAATAATTAAAATGTGCTGAGTTGAACATATTAAATATATTAGATGTCAACCCAGCTATTAAATGATCACTTATATGGTAGGGGGATTCATTCCATTTTCTAAAAAATATAGGAGTAGTATAGATTAATTTATCATTCTGTACTAGTAGAGATTTTATATATTCTAAATTTGAATACATTTCATCACCTCTAATTTTTATAAGATACTTAGTTTTGATATGATTTAATCCATTTAAGGTAGATAGTAGTTGCAAACAAACATTCTGCTTACCATTAGTTGAAGGATATTTATTCTTTATAAGTAAAGTATATTCATTTATAAGTGTATCATCTAATGTAGTATCTTCCCAAGTTGAAACTACAATTGGAGTGTTCTTGTAATGTTTTAAGTAAAAACTATAAACTAGAGGATCTATTTTTCCTTGAAGTAATATTGTAGTTTCTGATAACATGTTAAATATAAATTATTGGACTATCCAAAATCTTCTAGAAAAAGGATCTAGTATTTTTGTATTTTTATCTTCCCAATCATAGTGATGAAATTCACCATTTAATTCTTTATTTTTAAAGATCTTATAATCTTTATTAGAATTTTTAAAAATATTTTCTACATATGATGTTGAGGGTGTACCCCCCAATAACGTTAAAGATTGATCATATCCTTCCTCTTCTCTAAAATAAATTTCAGATTCATTACTATCATATATTACACTTTCAAAAAACATTAAATCACAATTATCAATACAGTTTTTTAAATGTTCCTTATGAAATTTTTCCAAATGATAATATAATCCAAAATTGATAATAATATCAAATTTCCCCCAACTCCAGTTAGGTGAGTCTAAATCAGCCTGTTGAACTTCTAACTCAGGATATTGTTCTTTAATTTTTTGAATATTCTCTTCTCTACCTTCTATCGCTAATACTTTTGCGCCTAAAGATTTAAAATAATTACTAAAAAATGCATTACACGCTCCTAATTCTAATATATATTTTCCTTTAAAAAAATCAGGTGAGTATTTTGACATAATAAATTCTAATCTAGCATTTTGCCATTGTGAATAATACCAACTATATTCCATATTTATTTATAATTTTCTAAGTAATTTTTTAAATCTTCTGGGGTTCCTAGACCCCACATTCCCTTAACATTAAATGTTCTAATTTGTTTACAATCTTTAATTGCTTGATTAAATACAGGACAAACATAAAATTCATTATTTACTCTAATATTTTTATCAATCATTTGTTCAGCGTATTTAACAAAATCTGAACCATTCTTCCAATAATAATAACCTACTGTAGCAATATCTGAAATTGGATTCTTTTCAGCTACTTCAGTCACTAATCCATTATCATCTATTTTAGCAAATGACCATTTAGGATGAGTAGCAGTAAATGTAACTATACCTCCATCAGTATTAGTTTCTTGCATCTTATACATAAACTCATTTGAATCCCATTCTACAAATTGATCTGAGTTAGCAAAAAATAATGGACTATCATTATCAATATACTCTTTAGCTAATAAAGCAGTACAAGCCGCTCCCTCAGTTAACCCATCAGTTTCTACAATTTTACATCCGGGTGTAATTAGATTAAGTAGAGTGTCTAGGTTATATTTTTCTCTATGAGATTTTTGTACAACATAGATATAATTAGCATCTAAGTTTAGATTTTCAACTACTACCTGGATCATAGGTTTTCCTTTTACTTCAATTAAAGGTTTAGGAAACGTATAACCAGCTTGTTCAAATCTAGAACCAGCTCCAGCCATTGGAATCAAAACATTTAATTTATCATCCTTCCATTTTGGTGTTAAATTCATTTTAGTTTGGTTTAAGTGTTTATGTATATTATTATAAGTAACATCTTTTGGAGAGCCAACTCTCATTACAGAAGCTTTACTACGAGAAGCAGCTAATAAACCATATGGTGAATCTTCTACTATTAAGGTTTCTTCAGGTAAATAACCCATCTTACTCATAGCTGACCAATATATTTCAGGGTGTGGTTTACTACTAACTACATCCTCATTTGATAGTATTAAATCAAAACGATCAATTATATCAAATTTAGATAAGACAGTTAATACAGTTTTTCTAATACTATTAGAACATACTGCTAATTTAAAACCTTCTTGAATTAAAAGATCCATACAAACCTGTAATTGAGGGTTAGGTTTTAAGCTTGATAATGCTTCTAAAGTATATTTTTGTTTATCATCCCAAACTTGCTTGTAAAGTTTAGTAGGTAATCCTTTATCTTGATTTAACATCTCAAGTTTTTGATTAGTTTTTAAACCATCATATCTACTTAAATGTTCATTCCAAGTTATTTCATATTGAGGTCCTAAAGCTTTATTTAATGCTTCAAAATGAATATTTTTAGCTTCTACTAAAACCCCATCTAAATCAAATATTATAAATTTTATCATAATGTATTATAGTAATTATTTTGTTTTTCTTGTTTAGCAATAGTTTTTGGATGATATAAGGCCCATTCCTCTTCTGGTGGAAGCATACCATGTATCTTAAATCCTTCTAAGACTTCATGTACTTTATTAACCCATTTAATGTGAGGAGTATTTTTGTATATTCTCATTTGCCAATCCGCCCAATTCACCCATCCTTTTTCATTTACATTCCATCCCCACTTCTGAATATGCTCTTGAGTTAAACCCTCCACAGTATTTACTCTAGGTATTCTAAGCATGTCAATATTGTTAGTGCTCAACATTTCAGGAAGGTTTTGTATTAAATTGATATGAGGAATCTCATCAGCGTCTATATTAAAGATATAATCTCCATTACATAAAGATGTTAATTTGTTTTTCCAATTAGCAAAGTGACCTTCAAATGTTCCTGAATGCCAATTAAAAGCTCCATTCACTGATTTACTTCTAAGATATTCTTCTATACCTTTGTCCCCATTACCTTGGTCATAAAGTATTACTATCTCATCTTCTCGCCTTTTATTATCTAAAAGGAATGTAACAAGTTTCTGTATTTCAAGAAACTCATTACAAACTGTTATTGCATAACTTATTTTCATATTTTTAGTTTTCTTTAAAGAATCCTATATAATCTAATGCTTCAATAAAATCTACTTGTGGGAAGTTTTTTAAAGTTTTGATATCTGTTTTATGAGTGTAAAATTCTTCAGTACCAGGTATTTTAAATTTACCTTTTTCTTCTTCGCTTACTTCAACTGCTAATACTCCTGCCCATGCCCATGCGTCCTTACTAGTACCATTGGCGAATACCGTTCCTTTGTCCTGAATATTCATAGTAGCTGGGTACCATACTCGTTTGTTATCATCAACTCGTTTTATGTCTTTGTATAGTTCAGGAAGTGTTTCTTCGTATGTGTCAAAATCAAATTCACCCTCAATCATCAAATCATTTGTTTTGAATCCTGTTGAGAAACAAAAATAACTATTTTTAGTTTCATTAAGTGGAGTCACATAACACAATCCTCCATTTAATGGACTTTCTATTACTTTATCTGTCATTATTCTACTTTTTTAAGTTTGGGTAATTCTATTTTTTTTAATTGGGGTAATTTCAATTGTACTTGTTTAGGTAATTCTGGTATATTAGAAGTTAATATTGTGTCTAATTTTTCTTGCATTTTTTCAAATGAGAAATTAGTTTTACAATAATGTGCTAAACGCTTACCATTATCTTGATATTTTTTATAATTTTCAAAATAATCTTTTAATAACCCACTTACAAACCCATAATCAGCTGTAAACCATTGTGAACCTTCAATTAACATATCTTTAACTTGAGCAGATGGATGAATTGGAGTTAAATTACCTGGTACTAATGAAGTGAATTCTGAATTTAAGAAATCTACTTGACCACTCCAGTTTGAGGCAATAACTGGTTTTTTAGTTTGAGTAAACTCTAATAACGGTCTACCAAATCCTTCTCCTTTAGTTAAACTAACCATTGCTTTAATTTTGGAATGATTGTATAATTGATTTACTTCATCATCTGATATTTCACCATGAAATAAGTAAATATTAGGTAAGTTTTTAGAATTAACTGTACCTCTAATCATATCAATTTTCTTTAATATTTGATCTCTATCAATAATAGAAGCTGGACCAGACATTGTTTTTAATATTAATGCGGGTTTTGATTTTTTATTTTTAAAGGTTTCAAAAAATATTTTAATTAAACCACTTACATCTTTTCTATCTTGGCCTAAATCACCCTGTAACCAGTGACCCGCGAATAAGAAGGCAAAATTTTCTTCTATAGTATCTAAAGCTTGACCTATTTCAGATGCTGGAGTTAAAGTAGTAGGGAAGTATTTAGTAATATCTACTCCTTCAAATAATACTTTAATTGGTGATGTTAATTCAACTGTACCTATTACTTGTCTAGTTTGATCATCTTGTTTTTGGAATTTAGAATCTACAAATACTTTTTTAGAATGTTCAGATGAAACTAAATTTAAGTTCATTCTATTCATTCCTTCAATCCATTGTGGAGCACATACTGTAGTTTCAATACCAGCTGTTATACCAATATTGAATTTACCAACTGGCTGAAATTCATTAGGTACTGTAATTTGAGCCCAAATATCAGGTTGTGAAGTCATTTGACCTGTTAATATATGAGGAACTAAGAATCCCCATTCTTCTTTATGATCCTCAATAAAGTTCCAAGGTGTATTACCCCAACGTTGTGGCATAATTTTAACATCGTACTTATCTAGGTTAATTAAGGCCTTAACTAAGTCTCTTGAACGAGAACCGTATCCGCTGTAAGTGTCAATAGGACAACTTATTACAAATGTATTTTTCATAACGTATTAATATGTTAATGGATGAACCAATTCTAAAGCTGGTATTTCTGTTGTTTTAATAAATTCAAATGATTTTCTAGGTGTAAATGTATTTAAAGTTAAATCAATATCTTTAATAATATTTTCACACATCACTCTAGCTGACATACCTGATTCATCAGATGTAACCCATTCTCTAGCCGCTAAGCCATTTTCTTTTCTAGTTTCAGGAGACATTTCATATACTTTTTGAATAGCAGTTGCTAATTCTCTAAAGTCTAATTTATCATCCCAAATATAAGGTGTTGTAGGTGAACCTACTAAAGACATGTTATTTGGAAATACAGGTACCGCCCATTTACCATGGTTTTTATATTTACCAAAATGATTAGAAGGGAATTCAGGAGTAAAATCAATCCATTTACCATTTTCATCAGTGAATCTCATTTGATCTTGCATACCACCTGTGACATTGGCTATAATCATTTTACCTGACATCATAGCTTCAGTAAGCGCTAATCCCCATCCTTCATTTGAAGTAGGTAATACTGTTACATCCCCTATATTATATAATCTATTTAATTCAGGAGTTTCAATTCTACCATCTGAGAAAAATACATTTGAGTTTTTACCAAATAATAATTCTCTAACAGCATATAAATCTGTACCATTATTATCAACAGGTTGAGTATGTAATACTAACGCTACTTTATCTGCTTTTTCTTTAGGTAATGAATCTAAGAATAATTTATGAGCAGCCATTAAATCACTAATACACTTTCTTCTAATGTTTCTAGAATTAAAGAATACAGTAAAGTCAAATTCTTTATCACCGAATATTTTTTTCTTAGTTTCTTTTAATTCGTCTTGATTTTCAATTGGATAGAATTGTTTCTCATTGATACCATGAGGTACATAAGTAATGATTTTGTCTTTAGCTTTAGAACCTAAAACCATTTCATTAATGTTTCTAGTTTGTTTACTAATTGCTAATAAGGTATCACATGATTCATAAAATGCTCTATTGTATAATGGAGCTGGTAAGTCATCCCAAATGTTAATATAAATCATTGGAATTTGTTTTCTAATTTCATTCTCAATTGCAAATAACCAATCATAATATCTTGGATCTGTAAAGAAGAATAAAGCATCTGGTTTTTCAGCTTTGATTAAAGCTCTAATTAAATCTGCATTACCATAACCATTATTAGGATATAATATAACTGATGAGTCAGTTAAACCTGTTTCTTGATTAGTGGCTTGAGATAAATCTAATCTTTTTCCAGCTTCAGGATGATCTATAGCTGCTGCTATTGATACCCAATTATAATGTTGTGCTGTACCTAAAACTATTTCTCGGGACATTGTAGCTACTCCTGAATGCATTCTTATGTCATCACAAATGAATAAGATTTTCTTACGTTGATCAGGAGGTAAATAACCTTCTATTTGCATAAAACTGATTTTGTTTTTATTATTTTTTTAACTCTAAGTTCATATGGTTATGAACTATTTTTTGGAATTCAGGATCAGTTAAGTATAAATGCATACCACGATCTGCTAATTTTTGAAGTGAAAACTTAGTTTTAACACATTCGATTTTGAAGGCTTCAAATATTTCTTTATCTACCTTTACACTTGTTAATTGTTGATTGTTTGCCATAATTTATGTTTTAATGTTATATATAAATATATGGAGTCTTAATAAAATGTGAATTGCTTTTTAACTTCTTCATTTTTATTACATAAATCGGGATTGTCTTTGTATTGACAAAACCTACAATTTGATGGTGAGGGTTTTTTCTCTAACTCATGCATTTTAAATGTTCCATCTGAATTAAATGTATCATTTATAAATGTCTCTAATAGTTGAGTTGATTTGTTTATTTTGACTTTACCGGCCGCTGGTTTAAATTCTTGTATACGTTTTTGAGGGAAGTCACCTTCTTCATATACTTTTCTTCTAGTAATAAAATACTCTACTTCAATATTGTCAATAGGGAAATTATACTGTTCAGCGAAGAATTTTTTATATAGGACTAATTGAGATGTTTTAATATCATCTTTTTTATCTTTATCACCCCAACCTCTAGTTGAGGTTTTAATATCAAGAATCTTTATGGTGTTTGTAGGTTCATGATAGAATACTACATCTAAAAATCCTCCAAACAATACATTGGATATATTTTTAGTAGGTTTTAATACTAAAGGCATTTCACAACCTACTAAATACCATCCACGCTTTGAAAAATAAGTACCACTTTTCTTTCTAACATAATTGATAATATTCATTCCATCTTCATAAAACTCAGCTAATTCAGCCGCGTTACTAAAATGAATTTTTTTATTCTTATCATAGAAATTTTGATACTCGTCTCGTATTGAGTTCTTTAAGGTAGTTTCTGAATCTAATCTATCAGCAGCTGCTTTACTTTCCTCATATAGTACAGTTAAGTATTCTTGAAGAGTGACGTGTAAGGCAGTTCCGAACACAGCGTGTATGCTAGGTTCAAATACCTTATACCCATCTCTATATCTTAATCCCCATCTATAAGGGCAAGCGGAGTAGATACTTAACTGTGAGTAAGAAATATTTTTATTAAAAGCATAGTCTATTTCAGGTACACTTACTTTTTTTATTTCTCTTAATACTTGAGGAATTTTTTTAGCCAAAATATCTTATTTTTTCCATTTACCTTTACTAACAATCTGAGCTATAACAGAATAATTAACCATGTCAATCCATGTGTCAATTGTAGGCTCATTATCTAAAGGATTTTTATTGCCTAATAAAACTAGATTTTTCAAACGATTCATTTTATCGTTCATTCTAATCCAAATAGCTGTAAGTGAAAATCTAGTTTCCTCTTTAGTTTCTAAATTAGAACCCATTGAGATGTTTCCCATACCATATGATAGCATCTTTTGAGCGAATAACTCATACTGTGCTACTAGTATTTCCTTAAATTCATCTGCTATAACTGGATATTCTTTTTCCAATTGTCTAACAGTATCAGACATTTTAGGGTAATCAGGAGATTTATCTGATATTTTGAAATTAGGTTTTACATCTATGTTTTTAGTCATCTCTTCGTATTTTTTTACTGAGTCGCTCATGATTATTGTTCAAAATACATTTTTAATGCATCTAATCTATCATCAGCGTCAATTAACATTTTTAATGCATCTTCAGCATTGTTATAGAAATCTTCTGTTGAGTGATCTCCAATACCAGCTGGGTTTTCTGATAATAAATTTAACGTTAACATAGCTTTTGCTTTATCTGCTTCAGCTGATGTTTTTAACATTCTATACAAATGTGGGTTTAGTGGTGTGTTCATTTTAATAATTTTTTAATTTCTTTGTCATCTTTACCTAATTGTAATATAATATCTACAATGTCTTGTTTAGATAAAATATCACAGTAGTCTAAAACTTCTCTAGTACTAGCTTGGAAGTACTCAGCTAATAAACCTAATACTTCTTTACTATACTGTTGTTTTGATGGTTTTTGATACTTGTTAAAAAACTTTTGTTTAGGTAAAGCTTGACAATAGAATTGATATAATTTGTCTTTAGGCATTTGGTGCTCTTGAATCTCAGCTACTAATTCAATATAGTTTGGATTCATTGATATGATCTTATTTATCATAAAATTGTTAAACATATCTTGTTCCTCAATAGTAAATGAGGACCAAGGTTCTTTATCATATGATATTTGCTTCACCCAATCAAAAATACTTTTAAGCTTCGTCACCTTCAATAATAAATGATAATTCAGCTGGTAATCCTTCTTTTAAAATTTCACCTGTTTCTGGGTCATAAAATACCTGAATTGGTAAAACATTGTCATCTGGTGTTCCAGTTACAAATTTAGATACTTTTCTCAAGATATAACCTTGGTGCCAAATTTTACCACCAGCAGCAGTTAAAATTGGAGTTGTTTTAGTTAAATCAAGATTCATTTGTGGTTGCATTTCGTCCATTGCGATTTTTATTTAGTTGTTAATAATTTTGCTATACACCCGCAAAATGTGATTTCTTTGTCAGGTGCCATGATTGATTTGTATTGATAATCTGCTATAATAAGAGTTGCTATAGCTGAATTAGTAAATTCATCTGCTCGTTCAAATAACACTCTATATAACTCATTATAATCTCTAACATTTGAATCCATTACTAGTTGTCTTATAGTAGTAAAGTTTTTAATGTTTTGACCTTTAAGTAAAGTTATTATTTGATCTGATGTTTGGTTGAAATTAGTAACTTCTCTACTTTGTTGTAAATCTCCATTTTTAATAGATGATTGTAACAAGTTTAAAGTCTTTCTAATATCAGGATAAGTTTGTTTAACAATTCTTACTATATCAGCTTTAGTATAAGTGACACCCTCTAAATCTAAAATCTCAACACATTTGAAAGCAACATCCTGCATTGATGGAGGTGTTAATTCAAATACTATTGTTCTAGATTGGATTGGATCAATAATACGTTCAACATAGTTGCAAGTAAAGATAAAACGAGTTGTTAAACTGAATGTTTCAATTACATTACGTAGAGCTGCTTGAGCGTTAATTGTTAAGAAATCAGCTTCATCCATTATCACTACTTTCTGAGGTTTGAAACTAGCAGCTGAAGCGAATGATTTTACTTTATCTCTGATTGTATCAATACCATTTTCATCTGAACAGTTGATGTAAACGTAGTCACAATTAATATTGTTAACAATTAATTTAGCGGCTGTAGTTTTACCTGTACCAGCGCCTCCACATAGTAGTAAGTGAGGAACATCATTAGTGTCAATCCATTGTTGTAGAGATGATTTAAAATCATCATTACCAATGTAACCTTCTAATGTATCAGGTCTATATTTTTCAGTAAATAAAGTGTGTTTTTTATTAAACATATAACTTATTAATTTATTATAATATATGGAGCCTCTTTCGAGGCTCCAAATTTATTACATCATACCTTGCATAGGATTTGATTCTTCTTTGTCTTCAATTTTTTCATAAATTACTGACTCAGTTGTCAATAATGTACCTGCGACTGAAGCTGCATTTTCTAATGCTACTCTAGTTACTTTTTTAGGATCAATAATACCTAATTCTTTAAAATCTACAGTTGATAAGTCTTTATAGTTAAGACCTGCCCAATTGCTTCCTTTTTCTGAATCAGTTAATTTAGAACCTAAATATTGAACCTCCATAAGATCATGTCCTGCGTTAGTTAAAATCTTAGAGAATGGAGCTCCAGCTGCTCTATAAACAATTTTTTTACCATTTATAAAGTCATTTGAACCTTCAAATGTAATTGCTTTTCTAGCGTACATTAAAGCTGTACCACCACCAATTACAATTCCTTCTTCAAGAGCAGCTTTTGTAGCGAATAAAGCATCTTCTACTCTATCTTTTTTCTCTTTAATTTCCAATTCACTGTTACCACCAACATTAATAATAGCTACCCCTCCGATTAGTTTACCTAAACGTTCTTGTAATTTTTCTTTTTCAAATGGTGAAGTTGCATTATCAATTTGTATTTTGATTTCTTCAGCTCTTAATTTAATAGCTTCTTCCTCACCTCTACCATCAACAATTGTTGTTTTATCTTTACCTACAATGGCTGAACGAGCTGAACCTAATACTTGTTTTAAAGTAGCAACATCAATTTTATCCAATTTATGACCTTTGTCTTTAGATAATACTTGACCACCTGTAATAACAGCTAAGTCTTCTAAAGCCATTGTTCTTCTATCTCCAAATTCAGGAGCTTTAACAGCAGCTACTTTTACAACTCCTCTTGCTTTGTTAACGATTGTTAAAGCTAAAGCTTCACCATCAATATCCTCAGCTACAATTAATAATGCTCTTGTTTCTGAGTTAGCTAATGTTAATACATTTACTAATTCATTTACATTACCAATTCTACCATTGTAAATTAAAATGTATGGATTGTCTAACAACGCATTCATAGTGTTATTATCAGTTACAAAATAAGGTGATTTATAACCTCTATCAAACTGCATACCCTCAACAATTTCTAAAGATGTTTCTCCAGTTTTTGATTGTTCAATAGCTACAATTCCATCTCTACCCACTTTTTCTAAAGCAGTAGCAATTAAATTACCCACTTCCTCATCATTGTTACCAGATATAGTAGCAACTTCTTTTATTTGTTGATTATCCGAGATATCTTCTGTTAAGTTATCTAATGCAGATTTAATTTCCTCTACAGCGGCATCAATTCCTTTTTTAATTTCAACTGGATTTTGACCAGCAGATACATGTTTTAATCCCTCTTCTAGAATAGCGTGAGCTAAAACTGTTGAAGTAGTTGTACCATCACCTACTAAATTACCAGTTTTGATTGATACTTGTTTTACTGCTTGAGCTCCAATTGATTCTACTTGATCTTCTAAGTCACCAAACGCTTTAGCAACTGATACACCATCTTTAGTGATGGTTAATTGACCTTGATTGTCCTTAATTAAAACTGTTCTACCAGCTGGACCTAATGTTGATGCTACACTATTGTTTAATTTTTCAACACCTTTTAATAATTTACCTTTTAATTCTCTTCCGAATACTGTTTCTGTCATAATTAATCTTCTATAATTGATGGAATGTTGTTTTGTGCCATGATAAGGTAATCTACATTATCAATTTTAATTTTTTGTGCTCCCATTGGTGGAATTGCAACTTTCATACCTACTTTTAAATCTGTTGGAATGAATTCACCTTTGTGGTAATTGTAAATGTCAGATACTGCTACAACTTCAGCTATAAGTGATCTATCATCACCCATATCAGGAATGATAATATTACCTACTGTAGTCTCAGCAGTTTCAATTTGCTTTAAAATAATATTACCATCTCTTGGTACTAATTTACTCATAATTCATTAAAGTTTTTAATTGGGTTATTGTTGATTCTAATTCTGTTAGATACTCTTTTAAAGAATAAATTGATTTTTTCTCTATAACCTGCTCTTTAGCTATACGTCTTAACGCACTAGGTAATTGAGAGTAATACCCTATTACCTTTTCTTTCTGAGTGTCAGGTTCAGTGAAAATTAAATTATAACTACTTTCATCAAATACTATTTTATAATCACCTAAAAGTGGATCAGAAATAGTTGATGTCTTTTTGATAGATCCTTTTTGTCTACCTTTGAAATTTGGATTTGCCATATAACTTATTTGTTTTATTTAATGTACGTAAGAATAAACCGATAACCAAACTCTTGGGCGAGAGTTTTTATTTAATTTTGATAGTTTTCGGTTTAGCTTTTTCAGTAATAGGAATAAAGATTGTTAGTAAACCATTTTCTAGTTTACCATCAGCTTTACTTAAATCATATTTACTTGAAATTTTATAACCTAAATTAAATGATCTTTTTGATAGACCATTTACAATTGTTCCTGAATGGAATGATTTTTCTTCTTCAGGTTTTTCGTAACTAATTTTTAAGATATCATCTTCAATATCTAATTTAACATCATCTTTAGTAAGACCAGTACATGCTACTTCAAAGTGAAGGCCTGTTTTGTCATAAAAAATGTTTAAAGGATGTGGTTGTTTTGTAGTTGAAGCAGATAAGAATCCGCTTGTTGGGTGGAAAAAGTTATGGAATAAGATGTCCCATTCATTAAAATTTGTACTCATTTGATTTACATTTTGTGCGTCCTAAGATCGCGTTAATAATTTTTTACACAACTGTTTTGATCTCGCCCTAGAGTCGATTTGTCATAAATATTACTACTCATGTAAAGCTACTAAAAAATATTCAGATATTACTCCTTCTTCTTCTAAATTGATTTTTAATAAACCATCTTTAAATAGATAAGCCTTACCATTAGCACTTTTAGCTACAGAAACAATTTCTCTAAAATTAGCAGCACTGAATGATACTGGTTTAACTTGATTAATAACAGTTCCTGCTTCAGTAAATGTTACTTTATTAGAATATGTTGATTTTTCACCTACCATAAAGTTAACTACCTCTTCACCTTGAAAATCTTTAGTTACACCTATTTCAAAACGAGGTGGTTTATCTAAAGCGTTATGTGCCTTAATATACTTTTGAGTGAAATCAAAGTTAATATCAAATTCTAAATCATGTGGTGGTAAGTTTGGTACTACACCTGGATCCTGAATTAAACCTAAATCACTTAAGTTATATGATAGGTCAAATTGATTATCACTAATATGAAGTTTTAGGAAATGACTACCTTGTTTTTCTAATTTTAACTCAATATACTCATTTGTAATGTTAAGTAATTTTAGTAATTGAGCAGTATTAAAAATACCAATCTCACAATCTTCCAATTGTACAGGTGCTTTTATTTCACCAATACAGTCTTTATTGTCGGTTGCAAATTTAATGTGAGCTTCATTATCTTTAACTTTAAATTTAACTTGAGTAGCTAAACCATTAAGGTAAAAACTTTCGATTAATTGTATTAATAACTTTTTTTCCATTTTAATTGAATGTGAAGAATTTATTTATTAAAGGATTTGATGGTGGTAATACCCATTCTAAATCATCATAGAACCCTTGTAATTTATTTTGTAATATAGTTTCAAAACTTTTTTCTCTATCAATATACTCATTAATAAAATCTTTAATTTTATCAGGCATATCAAATTCTAGGAAAGCTATAGCTTCCATTTGGTATGGATTGGATTTCAAATAAACCCATTTAATTTTATCACCTTGTACAATTTGACTATAATCTTTATCTAACTGCCAGAATCTTAATAAGTCATTATAACAAGTGGCAGCTTTAACATTTGCACCAGCACCTTTTTTAAGTGTAGATAATATTTTACCTGGTCTAGGAACTGCTTCAACATAATCATTTAATACCTTAACTGATGTTGGATTACCAATTAATGTAAAGTCTACATCTTTACCTGTTGATTCGTTTCTAAAGTCTTGTATTTTCTTATCAATTATAGTTTGTGGAGTACCTTTAATAATTAACTCTAATATCTCTTGATAAAACTTACCAAAATATTTAGGAAAATTAGCTTTCTTAAACTCTAAACCTTTAATATCTAATATCTCATTTGCTCTACCTTCTTGTTTTGTGATCCACTGAGCATATCTTCTAGTGGCTCTAAAATAAGCTGAACGAATAACACATTCAGTTTTCATTTCTAATCTATGTGTAGGTACATTAAAACATTCTCTTGCTAATTCATCATAATGTTTAGTAATAATACCTTCATATTTTAAAGCTACTTTTTCTAAGATATCATCTTTTTCTTGGTCATTAAACTCTTCAAAGTTAGGATATAAATGTTTTAATAGAGGTTCAGCATTAAAGTAATTAGAGTCAGTATCCACATAGGCACAGAAGTTGAAGTCATCTTCATCACAAATCCACCATGGAGTATCTTCTAAATGCTTCATATTAAAATGTTCTTTCTCCTGGTACTGGAGGTAAATTAACTGGTCTATTTCCTCTTGAGTCTAAGTCATTTCTTTCTTTAAGAGTAATATTATATAACTCCCCACCTACTTTACATTTACCACCTTGTTTAAGCATTTTCTTAAAGAATGATTCTTGTTGTTCAGTCCAAGTTTCACTTGCCTCAATGATTACTTTTTTATCAACTGGTTTACCATTCTGAGTAATAGTAACTCCATTTCTAATTGATTGTCCTTTTAATGCCATTATATATCTAATTTAATTTCGTTTCTAATAACTTTATTCATGTGTCTATTAGCACAAAGTGCTGATTCTTGAATAATTCTTTGTCCTGATAAAGTGATGGCTTCTGATAATATTACATTTCCATATCTAAATGAAGGTAATGCTGTGGCGCCATATAAACTGTTTAATAGAATTTTCATTGTGTATTGCATTAAATGATATTTTTCACCTGCTACTTTATCACCTGTTTTATAAGCATCTTTCATTTTATTTTTATATAATACCCTTTCATCAAACCATTTAGATAAAATTGTTGATAATACTGAAGGCTCATCATTTCGGAATATAACACCATTTGCTGAGATAGCCAAATTGTATTGTTGAAGTAGTTTAGCTAATTTTAAACTAGTCCATTCTATTTTATTGAATTTCTGTTGGTTAACAAACCATTCTGTAACTCGTGGTTTATCATCAACATCATTTAATAAATCATTTAATCCCAATCTATTGTTTCTATCATTAGGATCTATAATTCTACCTACTAATGTTTCTTTACCAATATTAAGAGACATAATAATTGAAGGGTATAGTGATGTTAAATCCTCATCAAACATGTATCTATATAGACCCGCTTTAGGGCAGAATAAATAACCACCTGCGTAATTAGCTTTCTTAATTGGATTTCTATCTCTTGATGGAGGTACTATATTTTCAGATAATAGATAGGCTGAAATAGCGCCATCATGTATTTTTGAAGATTGGTAAACATCATCATAATGGATTTTACCTTTATGTGCTAAGTTTTTTGTTAAACCAATATAATTGAATTTATTATCTAATGCCTTTAAGATTTCAACATCTCGAAAGTTGTACTCAATAAATTTATCTATATCATCAATAAACAATCTATCTAAACTACCATTATATTCAATTTTACCTAACTTACAATATTTTTCACCTAAAGCATCTAATTTATAAGATGGCTCATCAGACATTGAATATTTTTTATGTAATCTGATATAATCAAGTGAATACATCCCTTCAATTCTAACTGGTTGATCTTCATTATAGATGTCAACACCTGTTTCTTTATTAGTGAATTTTTGAATTTTAACTTTACCTATAGGAGATAAATCATTTGCTCTACGTTCACCTAACTGATTTAAAATTCTATAGTATAGGTAAGGTATATCGAAATAATCACTGTTATAACCAATTAGTATGTCAGGTTGAACTTTACCTAAATAATTTAACCATTTAGTTAGTAAATCTCTTTCAGTAGCACAAGGTATAATTTGTTTATTACCATTAATAGTTTTTTCTATTTTACCTTGTTTATCTAAAATTAAGATGTACCATTTGTCTTGTTGACGGTGCCACCAACCAATTGATGTGACAGGTTTAGGTGCTCTTCTGATATAATCAGGTGTAAGAGCACCTCCCATCTCAATCTCAATATCAAAAAATATTTCTTGGTGAGTGGTTGATGGTTCATCATTGATTCCATATTTGTCAATTAGGAATTTTTGATGAACCGGCATATCATGATAATGGATAAAAGGGTTTGTTGCTTCCCAATATGTAACTTTACGTAGTGGTTCTCCTTTTAGACCTAAATGAGTCGCGTCTTTTTCATAGCACTTTTCATAAGCGTAATTCTGAAATTCATATTGTTCTACTCCATCATCAGTCCATAAAGTAACAGCATGTCTATTTTTACCCAATGTTTGGGTAACAATGTTTTTATAACTCATTTATAACCTTTTATTAGTTGTAATCTATAATATTATTGTCTTTAGTTATTTTTTGTCTTAACTCTTCAGCTTCTTGTCTCATTTTATTAGCTCTCCACCCTGACATAGAAGTGTTTTGCAATTCGTTTTCAATAACCGCGATTTTATTTTCAGCTATTAATCTTTCTTCATCATCAACAACTCCATCTTTATTTAGATCTAATATATCAAATTCTTGTTGGGAAGCCAATTCATTTTCATAATGTTCTCCTTCATTTCCATTTTGACCTATAATATCCATTCTACGTTCTGCTTCTTCATCATACCATGGTTCATTATCTAAACTTTCATTAACTAACAATTCCCAATCTAAATCATTTTCAATTCTTTTAACATTTTCTTTAAATGTCTCTAGCACATCAGGTTTTCTTAATCTAGTAAAAGCAAAATTGGCAGCAATTACTAAGGCAATTGCTAACGGATCAAATACAAATATTATAACTAGTAATAGCCAATTTATAATTCTATCCATCGCAACTCCTGTTAAATTACTTAAATATTTTAGTGGACCTAATTCACCAGCGGAGTTATTGGTAGTTCTTGCTTCTACAATCTGAGTGTCCAATTTGAATATTGAGTCGTTAATAACGTCTAATTTAGCTGAAATTTCCGACTGTCTCAATGTGGAGTTGTCTAACTGTTTTTCAAATGATTTTCTATTAGAGTTATTTGTTGATTGTATTAGATTACCTCTTTTATCAACATAAGATGTTTTATTATTAGCTAAACCAGATTGTAACTGAGTAATACCTTGTACTAAATTTGTCTTTTCAGTATTGTATAAATCTCTTTGTTGTACAAAGTTTTGCTTTTTAGTTTCAAGTAAAGTTACTTGTGCTTCAGCATTACCAGCTTGAGAAGCTGTTGTTTGATAGGCAGCAGATAGGTACCCGTAAATACCCATAGATGTTATTAATATTAATACTATAGTAGCACCCATTAAATAAGCACGTAATGTTTTATTAAGTGTATCCCAATATTGATATAATAAAGAAGCTATTACCAATTTAGCTACTTCTAAACTTCCCGCCATTATCATCACTTGTGTAGATGCCCCCGCGAATAATTTACTTAGTCCAGTAACAGAGTAAAACGCAGCAGAAGCACTAACAGACAAAGCCGTTAGTGCTATAATATAAGGGAAAATTTTGTTTTTAGTATTTTCCATTATTTACTGTTTTAGATTAATTACCCTCTTGTTTTTTCTTTCTTGGATAATATTTTCTTTTTTTCTTAGCTGGTTGTTCAATAGGAAATTCTGATTTTGTTTCCTTAACTTCCTTAGGTGCTTTCTTAGCTACAACTGGACGTAAGTCTTTATTGTATAATTCTTTAGCTAAATCTACTACTTCTTGAGCTTCCTCATTGTTGTAAAAGTCTTTAGTCATTTCTTTTAAGGATTTTTGTTCTCTTGTAACAAAGGCTCCTACAACCGCTGCTATAACTACGATAGCAATAATCAGGACGATAATATCAAATCCACTCATAATAATTGGTTTTTGTTGTGTTAATAATTTATTTTATTCTGTTAAACTTACTTAATTGTTCTTCTGTGAAGAATTGTGATAAATCTGGTCTGAAGTAATTTACATTCTTCATTACTTTTCTATCTCTTGTTCTATAAACGATATAATACTCTCCCACTTTTTCGTAATGACACGCTTCATTCTGTTCGATGCTTCTTTTATCGACTGTTGCTTGAGCTTCTTCTTCTGTTTTACAAGCTTTAGATAAATTTGACGCTTGAACCTCTTGATACGCTGGCCATACCTTATCCTTAAGGCCATGTAACATAGCACCGTTCCCAACGGCAACATAAGTAATATCACACAAAGCGTCCAGAACCTCAACGATGTCTCCTCTTTCGCAAGCTTCTCTATATTCTTCAAGTTCTTCAAGGACGAAATTGTATACAAATTCCCATTCTTTTCTTTCGGGGATAACTGGTTCATAATTGTTTGGTTTGCCCATTACAGCGTTAAATTCTTCTACTTCATCTAAGAATGGAACTGATGGTTTTGTAATCATAATTATTTTTTTAAATAGTCTTGTATTTGTTCTGAATCTTTTCTTTCCCATGGATAAATAATCCATTCATCCCCTTCATGCAGTGTAGCATAAATATTAGGTGTATAACATGAAGTGTGTGGTTTATGATGTAATACTGCTGTATAAACCCCAATTGTATTTTTTAATGTTACTCCTGTATCACAAATGTCATCTACCACTAAAGTATTAGGTAGCATTACGTCAGACCACGGCAAACCTAGCTTATGTGACACCATCACAGCAGGTATAAGTCCACCACGTTTTAAACCAAATACTGAATCAATATTAGGTTGTTCAGTAATAATTTTTTCACATAATGTGTCTACTAGTTGAGATATATCATCCCAACTTAAGTAAATTTTATTTGCAATTTTTAGAGCCATTATACTGGATGATTACCGTTATTAATTTTAATTGAGTCAAAGAACTCTTTACGAGCTTGATTATCATTTTCCATAAACACACCTGAGGCTTTAGTTGTAACCATTGATGCTCCTTGATGTTTAACACCTCTACAAGATACACAATTGTGAGTACCAACAATAGAAACAATTACACCTCTATTATTTTCACAAATTTTATCTACTGCTTGGTGAACTGCAGATGTTAATTGTTCTTGAATAGCACCTCTACGACCAAAATGCTCTACAATTCTATTTAATTTAGATAAACCAATTACTCTACCATTTTCACCCACTACATAACCAATATGAACTACTCCTCCAATTGTTTGATGGTGGTGTGAACACATTGATGTTAATGGAATGTTTCTTTCAATTACAATCCCATCATAACCATCTGATGGAAATGAAGTAATTTCTGACATTGGAGTGTATCTACCTTTCCATAAATCATTAACATAAGCTTTAGCTACACGTCTTGGTGTATCAGATGAGTTTGGATCATTTTTCCAATCGCAACCTAATGCTGTTAAAAACTGACCATATGCTTCAGTTGCATCTTCAATCATATGTTGTTTTTGAAGATCATTTAAAGGAAAACCAGGTGCAACACCATTAGCATAACCTACTTGTACCACTTCTAAATCATTGTGGATTTTCTTTCTATTGTTGTCTGTCATAAGAATAAGTAATTGTTTTATCTTTATTTGAAAATTTATATTTGTCTAATGTAATAAACTCTATTTCAAGGTCCAAACATTCTGCATGAAATTTTACATCACCTAGATTAATTTTTTGATTACACCACATCCACCATAAAGTGTTTAGTATATCAATTTCGTTTAAATGTGCTTCTCTAAAATCCATTATACTTCTCTTTGGTCTTCAAATGCAATGATATGAGGTCTCCAGGTTAATCTATAACCGTTATCTCTAACCCAATCAAACATTTTTGGATATGATTTGAATAAAGCTTCTCTTGAATCTCCTGCTGGCATGAACCATACTTTGTCTTGTGGTATGTCTAGCATTTTAATACAAGCCATAATTTCAGCTAATGCTTCTTGATCCTCTCCATCCCATACTGGTTTTAAATGATAATCAGAATGGTATGAAATCATTTTAGACATTGCATCATAATTGAGTCTTAACTTATTATGTTGTTTAATCATTTTCTCATCTGTAACCGCTCCTTGAGGTGTGAGTACTCCAATTTTAGGAACTGAGTTACTAAACTTAGGTGATATGGAAAGTAAATTAATAGGATAGTCAGTCTCCAGAAAATGAGAGCCTTCAGTTTCGATTGTAATGAAGATTTTTCTTTCATGTGCAAAATGTGTTAATTCATTTACTAATGCAGGATGCATTGTAGGTGATCCTCCTGTTAGCATCATCTCTGTGATGTGAGGATTTGCATCATACATGTTTATAATGTCTTGGAAAGTAATATGTCCTTTTTCAGGATGAATACTTGTATACCAAGAATCACACCATCCACCTTCACCAAAATAACATCTGTGAGTACAACCTGTTGTTCTAATTACTACTGTTGGATAACCTGCTCTACTTCCTTCTGATTGTACTGCTGTATAAAGTTCTACAACTGGGAGTGTTTTATTATAATCTTCAATTCTCTTTAATTTACTCTCCATATATTGCTGAATTTTTAGTATGTTCTCTAAATTCTACACTCACTACTCTTACTCTACCTTCTGTTTCTATTTTAATAAATTCAGATACTTTATTATAGATAAATTCAGCAAATTTTTCTGCTCCTGTAGCTGGAATTATTCTCAATTGAACTACACCTGCTTTATCCATCTCTATAGCTGCTGGTAAAAATGGATCATCTTCTGCTACTAGCATAGTGTGATCAAACATATAGTCCATCCATACTTTAGGAGGCACACCATCAATAGTGTTTTTAGCTCTCTTCATTCCTCCAAAATCCCACACCCAGTTTCTCTCGTCTAAGTCTCCTTCAAATACAATTTTGAAAGAAATACCATAACCATGAAGAAAACTACAGTGAGTACCTTCTGCTCTCCATTGACGAAATACTGTTGAGTAACCATCAAAGATTTTTGTTGATTGAAATTTCATATTAAAATATTAAGTTGTAAATTGTTGTCCATATAGCAACTGTAATAGCTCCTAATAGGATCCATACAAATGCTTTAGTATAATTTTTTTTCATTATACTAATTCTTCTTTAATTCCTACTATTTCGGCTAAAAGGAAACCTATAAAGGCTACATCGTACATGCCAAATATACCTGCTCCACAAGATACTATTCTAATTGCAGATTTGGCCATTGATAATTCTAAATGCTTTTTAGCATCAGGTTGTTTTGTTTGTTTTTCCATAACTGATTTCATGTGTTCATTAATTTTTGCCATAACTTTTTATTTTTTGTTATTATAAATATAACAAATATATCTTAGGACCCCAAACTTATTTCCAAAATAGTTGAACCATCATTATAGCAAAAGCTAATCCAAGACATATAAGTGTTTTAAGAGTGAATGGTTCTTGAAACCATAAATGAGCCATATAACTAAACACTATAGCACCTATTGAAAAACCCATTAGTCTTGAAGGCCATAATTCTCCTCCAAAATGTGATACCATATATTTTACAGACATAATATAAAGAAAAGAAATTGGTACTCCCATTAATGAAATAACCATTGGATGTTGTTTAAACCATTCCCATCTGAATTGTCCTTGTAGTTGGACAAATGTTAGTACTTGTGCTAGTACTCCAAAGCTAAAACCTATTATAAAGTTCATAATTTATTTTTTATAGATCCCAAATGCTTTTTCTTTTCCTTTTTATTTTGTTTAGTAATAACTGTAATATCAGTACTATCACTTGTATCATCTTCTTCATCTTCTAACTGGTTTTTATATTCATACCATGTTGGGTTTGGTAAACCACTATAGTGATCCCAAAGATCTTCTTCTATTAAATTAATTTTGCTCATTTTTTTCACTTATAAAATTTGATAATGATAAAGCAAAATTTTGATATTTATCTTTATACATCTGTTTAATATCTTCGGTTCTATTATCATCAATAAAAGTTTTATTAACAATCTTTTCAATTTTAGTGCGTGTTTTACCTTCAATTGATTCAGGACTTGAACTAAAAGGTATAAAAAAGATATCTTCATGTTCGTACTTATCAAATGTTAATTTTAATTTAGCTGATCGAGTATACTTTTCAAGTACTTCAATTTGAACTGTACAGTGTAATACAGGACCTAACTTAATATACATTCTAGCACCGTCTTCCATTGGCTTATAAAGTTGAACTGTGGTAGTATCCTGGATAATATTATCTAAAATAAATTCTACATATTTTTGTGTAATGGTCATAAATTATCCTTTTAGTAGTTGTTTACTTTTTATATCTTCTTCTAAATGCCATAACATACCTTCAAACTTATCTCTAATATGAGTATACTGGTAATAAGGCATTCCTCCCTCTTGTAATCTTTTTACATAGAATCTAACTAATCTCTCAGCATTGATACGATGTCTCAGTGTCTCACAGGACTTGATTACTTTCTCAATCCAGATTTCAATATCTACCGGTGTGTTACTTTCTGCTGCCATTATAGTTTACTGAATTTTAATATCTTAGTTGCTTGTACTGCTTCTAGGAACTGTCTGTGTGCTGATTTTTGTGAAGGCTTTCTTCCAGTTGGAGTTGTTATCTTCTTTACTGCTCTAGGCTTTCCTCCCTCTCCCCAATGAATAAAGTAATGTCCTTGATCTTTTACAAATGCAATTTCATTTCCATTCACCGTCACTGTCAATAATGTTTTTCTCATTTTATATAATTTCTATCTATTAAATCGTTCCAGGTTAAAATTCCTACTAAATGTATAATTGAATAGGAGTCTGTGTAGGTTGAAACAGATCCATACTCTGGATGATCAAAGTCAATCTGGTAGCATTCATCTAGAACTGTTATAATACATTCTAGATTAAAGTACTTATTGTTATCGAGTACGTCCTTTGAAAATCCATTCTTAAGTAGAAATGATCCTATGTAAGGATTTTTATCTTCAACTAACCTCTTACCCCAAGTATCTGAGTTGCCTATTGGAGATTTATCATTATCAAATCTCTCAGAATATTTTTCAAGTCTTTGCATTACTATAAGCTTGTTAATACTGTATCTAGCATATTTGTTTCATAACTTATTTGTTTTTATAAATTGCTTAAGCCACTGTAACATCGATAACTTTATCAAAATCTTTTAATTCATCACTTTTGTAATATATTTGTAAGAAAGTAATGTTGTTTGTAGTTTTAATGTCTGAAATGGTAGTTTCAAATTTTAAATAACTTAATATTTCCATCAAAACAGATTTAGTTTGTTCAATATCTGTGTAAGTATTTTCAGATAATACTTTTTCAGCAATAATTTTTAATAATAAAGACTTTACCTCAGTTAATTTTCCTTTTTTCATATCTTATTTGTTTTTAAATTATTTTAAATAAATTTACCACACAAAGTACATTCATAATTAACATCTGATTTAGCTAATCTATAAGGTAATGGATGATAACATTTCTTTTCTTGTTCTTGTTGCCACTTAGCGCCTTCAATAAAAGCATCTTCATTGTAAGGTTGCTTAGCCCAATATCTTTCAGCAGCTTCTTCAATTGTTTCATTTGGTTCATCATACAATCCTAACTCTTCATCTGCTTTCATCATATCGATTAAATGTTGTTTTTGCTGATCCTTCATCTTACAAATTGTTTAATACAGCATCTAGTGTATCTGTTTCGTTTTTAAATAATTTATCTTCTAGAGTTTGTCTATTCTCTTCCATATGAGTATGAATGTTTTTAATAATCTTGTCATAAGCTTTTTCATGTAAAGACTTTGCAAAAGAGAATTTAGAATTGGTAATTTGAATACCATTCTGTTTTAAAAGAACATAATAATGTTTTTGCTCATTGATAAGAAAATACTTATCTGTTAGAGGTGTCATCCTTAAAGATGTTTTTGGGTGTGCTAATAATTTGTCAACAATATCTATAAATTGTTGTTCTTGTTGTGTTAGTGTGTACTTGAAAAATCTTTTGAACATAACCTTTGTTTTAAATTAATACCTTAATATATAAAAAAAGACTTGGAATACCAAGCCTTTTCTTAAATAAATTTTATTGTATTTGTTTCTTTATCCCAATCAAATGTCATTGGTTTTTGAGTGTACTCATAACTTTCATTCAATACAGCAGCGTTGAAAAAGTGAGTACCATCTTTAAACTCATACCCATATCCTGAATGAATATGTCCGCATATATGAATCTTTGGCCTTAGTCTCTCAATTCTTTCAGCCAATAATTCACATCCTAAATTATCCCAAGGTCTTCCTGTTACTGTATCTAAAGTTCCAAATGATGGACCATGTGTAATTAAAATGTCTGTGTTGTCAGGAATTGCTTCCCATTTACCTGATATCTCAATTCCATTTCTTTTTAAATTGAATGCCCATGAATAGAATTCTGGTTGCCAAGGTGATCCGTAAATGCGAATGTTGTCTTGAGGAGAGTCTCCATTTGGACCATCTCCATATAAAACTAAATCATCATCTTGTAGATAAATCACACTACCATAATTATTAACAATAGTATTAGCTTCTAATGGATGATTTTCAAACATTCTATCATGATTACCTGCTATAAATACTTTATCTTGATATTGATCAAGTGAATGAAACCAAGTACAAAAATCATGAATGTCATTTTTATTGTAACCTGAGTTCATTATATCTCCAGCATGAAGTATCAAATCACCACCTGGTAAATCTTCCATAGGAATCAATCCATGTCTTGTATGTGTGTCTGATAATACTGTAATTCTCATTTTATTTTTCTCCTTTATTTATTAAGTAATACCACAACCAAATTAATTTAGGTCTAATGAATTCGTAACCTAACCATATTATAAAGTACTTCATAATTTAAATTTTAAAATAAGGGGGAGTAAATCAAAAACAATATTCTAGATCCCGGTTTCAAAGAATGTTGAATTTATTGAACGTGCGCGATTGTTGATGTGTTGAGATGTTGAGGATTGATTTTCGTATTCATTATCACTTATCACCCTGGTTGGCTGTCAGTAAAGTTGTAAGAACCCTCGAATACTATCTTATCATCACTCCCTTACCCTTAAATTATATTGTAGTCGTAGCGTTATGTACGTCTAATTCTGATTGAATTTCTTCAATTGATGCTTCTAATGTCGCCACAAACCCATCCAATTGGGCAATGTTGATTTCAACTTCTTTTTCTGATGGGGCTGAACCATATCTACCCTCATGTTTACCTTCATCTGTAGGTACTTTTTTCAATTCCTTGATTCTTCCTTTTAATTCCGCCATACGGAATATTTTAGAATACACAGGCGCGTTTGCCAAGTGAATTTTCGTTTTTAAATCAATTAACTCAGCAGTGATTTCAGCTGCTTTATCTAAAGCTGCTTGTACTGAATAACGTCTTGGGTTACCAGCTTCTTGAGAGTTAAACTTTTGAGCGATAGCGTATTGTTTTTTTAATTCAATAGCTAATTTGTTTTTTTTCTTTAATGCTTGAGATACATTCATGACTTTTATTTTTATTTTATATGATTTAATATATGAAACTATATTTGGTTTTCCAAACTCTTCATTATAGTTTTGTAAACTTTTTTATTCCTATGTGGGTCTCCTTTTCCAATTGCTGGATATATTATAGTACCTGGGAAGTGTTTGTAATACTTGTCTAGATTACTTTGATTCATTCTTCTTACCTTACCCCAACCCCATGAACCTTGTATAATATAAAAGTGAGCATTTGGGAAGGTGTTTTTAAGTCTAATAAATAATTGTTGTATTCCTCTGTCTTTATAAGCATCATTTACTCCAATACAAATAGAAACACTTTTAACATTTGGAGAAACCGGATATAAACGCACTTTATATATTAGTTGTACTACGCCTATACCTGATTGAGATAATTTAGGTATTCGCTTTATTTCAGTTGAATGTCGGGCTAACAGGTATGTTTGTGAATCACCTATTAAGATATGTTCCTGACTGAAACTAAGTACAGTAAATAATAAAAGTATGTATTTAATTAATCCCACCAACCCTCAATATTTTCTTCCATTATTTTAAATAACAACTTTCTTGCTCTGTCTTGATTTAGATGTGCGATATTCATTGCTATAATTCTTTTCATTTCAGATTCATCTCTACCATCTAGATTAAATGGGCCTTCACCTTTTAATACTCTCTTATAAACTAAAGGATACTTTTTAAAGAACTCATCATAATTTTCCCATACTTCTTCTGAATTGTATAAAGATGATCCTTCACGATCCTCACAAGGTGTAAACCAAACTCTGTCTTTATGATAATCCATATACTCCATTGAATAAGGCTCATCTTGACATAATTGAATTAATTTAACACATGTTCTCATATTACGAGCATCTTGTTGCGCTCGTGTATGAAAATCTCTACGACCAATATAATTGGCTTGAGCTTTCAATTTATGTTTCATTACTTCATAAATGTAATGTCCATCCCAATTTCTATCTTTCCAGATAATTGGAAACCAGTAAATAAGATTTTGAATACCCCATTTAATTTCTTTATGTAAGTATTTACCATCATGATTCCACCAAATCAATATTCTTTTAAATATGTTTGGTCTTGGTTGGTTTTTTAGTTCTTCAAAAAAGTCTTCCATGTTATTTATCTTTTACTAATTAATAAAAACAGCCTCTAGCTCTAGCTCGCCTTACTGCTTCTCTATCTCTTTGTATTTCTTCCCTCCAACCGCATCTAGTCTCAGCGTATGCAATACCTTTGTCCCATTCAAGGATATACTGATGATGTCTAGCAAGTTGTTCAATATGTTCCTTTGATCGAGGGCTGCCGTCACTTTCTCTCATCATTCTTTTAAAATCCTCAGATACCATATTACTTTTGTTTTAAAATTTCTATTAATTTTTTAAGACAAGCAAGTTCTGCTTCTTCGTATGTTTTAAACCCACCATTAAAAGTTGCGGTTCTTAGTCCTAGTACTCCATAAAAATTACCAAACATATTATTTGTTGGTTCTATGTGGTATGAATCTATATTATGCTTCTCTCTAAACCATCTAAATGCTTGTTGGTAAAGTGGTGCTAATATTTGACCTGAATGAGCATCTGAACTGTACATTGGCCTACTGTCATAATATAGTTCACCTTTTTCATAATAAAATACTTTACCGCCTTGATATCCACCTATTGGATATGGGCTTTCAAATCCTAATTCTTTTAAAGCTAATGCTTGTTCATAAGGTATAAATTCTTTTTCCATTATACTGTATGTTCAATTTGTACTCTTACACAATTCTGAGGTAATCTATGGATGTGTCTGTAGTTGTTTATGTACCCCATCATATTTGCACTACCAACTGCATTTGCAGAATGTATTACAACATCAACAACAGGAGATCCATCCAACCATTGATTGACCAACCATTTAGTGCAATCCATTCCAGTTTTCTCTTCAATGTTATCATAATTCAATTCGTAATTGTGATACACGTTTGAGTGCCATTCAGCCATTGCTGAAGGTCCTAAATCATGATCTAATGAAATTATATCAATGTTTTCTAATCCTAAGTCTTGTACCTTCTGTACAAACTCTTCGTAATTTCTTACCACGATCCAACTTGGATCAATTGGTGTTCTTACGTCGTCTAAATATATTTTATGTCTCATAGTTTAAATAATTCATATACAGAATTTTCTGTATTAAATTTAATATAATCTTCTCTTTGTTCTACAATTTCTGTTACTAGAGTGGTTTGCCAAGTGAATGAAGGTCCAAATGGAGACATTAATAAACTTCTTCCAACAGCAATATCTTCAAAGTCTGCTTTATAAGTTCCATCCTCATTAAATTCTAACCATTTTACTCCTACTGATGTTTTAGTTAGTTGATCTCTTCCTCTTACTAGTTTGTAGTTTAGTTTTTGTTCTTTACCGTATATTTGTTCAAACATCTGGTCTATTAATAATTCACCATCTTCGGTTTGTACTAGTAATACTTTTGGTTGTGCTCCTCCTACCATTAGAATTTACTTTTTAAATCTTGTTTATTAATAATTTGTTTTAATCTTTGAACATACGTTTTATCCTCAGCATAATTCTGTTTTAAGTATTCAAAATACTCTCCTTCAGTTTTAATACTTCTTAAGTAAGATGAATAGTACAAAGCATAATCAATAACTGATTCTTGCCATGTATCATAATATGCATGATTTCTGTTTGTACCTTTTGCTAAATTAGCTCTTAATTTAGCTTCCTTCATACCAAACATGTTGTTGTTCTCTAAAAAGATAGTTGATTTAAAATGCCCTGATTCTAATTTAGCTTGTGCTAAAATAATGTGAGGGAATCTAAAATTTAATTCTGTAATCTTTTCAATTAGTTTTTCTTCTGAGAACTCATTATATTCTCTAATTACTATTAATTTGTCTTCTTGAGATAAATTTTGTACCTCATTTGATGGATTAGATGTAAATCCAAATAATAGTAATAATCCTACTGTTGCTCCTAAACCCGTTAATGTTTTATTAGTTACATTAACTTTTTCGGGTAACAATGTTTCTTCATTAAATTTGTAATACATAACCTTTATTTTTTAAATTAATATACTGTAATATATGAAAAAAGGCCTGGAGAACCAAGCCTTTAATCAATTATTTTTAATGAGAATCTCCTACATCATTCTTCTCTCCGTAGATCAAATAATCTGGATTGATTACTTTAGCTACTTTCTT